TGAAGAAGGCCGTTCAACTTACAAACCACTTGAAGTCCATTGGTCACAAGTACCTGGCCGAGATGCGGCATGGAAAGAAGAAACTGTCCGTAACACCTCTGAAGAACAATTCAGACAAGAGTTTGAAACAGAGTTTATTGGTTCATCTGCAACTCTCATCTCTGGTTCTAAACTCCGTTCTATGGCGTTCTTTAACCCTATTCACCAAGAAGAAGGTTTGGACATATATGTACAACCAAAACCAGGTCGAATGTACATCGGTACAGTTGACTGTTCGGAGGGTGTTGAACAAGACTATTCTACCATTAATATTATTGATGTAACTGAGGTGCCTTATAAACAGGTTGCTAAATACCGCAATAACAAGTTGCCTCTGTTGTTCTTTCCAACTATCATTTATTCGCTATGTAAGAAGTATAATGAAGCATATGCTCTCATCGAAACGAATAACGTGGGCCAGCAGGTCGTGGACATTCTCCATTACGATTTGGAGTATGAGAACATATATAAGCTAGAACACCACCACATCAAAGGGCAGGCAATTTCAGGTGGATTTAAACGTTCAACCTCTTTCGGTATTAAAACAACCAAGACAGTTAAGAAAATTGGTTGTGCCAACTTGAAGACTTTAATTGAAGGTGACAAACTGATTGTCAATGACTTTGATACTATTGCAGAGCTTAATACCTTTGTCAGAGTTCGAGACAGTTATGAGGCAGAAGAAGGCAATAATGATGACTTGGCTATGGGGCTGGTACTATTTGCGTGGTTGGCTGCACAAAATTATTTCAAAGAAGCCACTAACATTGATATCCGTAGATACATGTTAGAGGAAAGAAATATGCTTGTGGAAGAAGATTTGGTACCAGTGGGAATTATTGATGATGGTCGCAAAGAAGAATATGTGCATGATGGTGCAGATGTTTGGTCAGAAAAAGGCTATCTATCCTCAAGATTCTAAAAAACTAAATACTACATTAAGTATATAAATACAATTGACCCAATAACAAAAAGGAGAAATCCATGGCATTTCAGCTATCACCTGGGGTAAATGTGTCAGAAATCGACCTGACAACAGTAGTCCCATCAGTAGCCACATCAGTTGGCGCATTTGCAGGTCCGTTTTCGTGGGGTCCAGTCGGTGAAGTCGTTACCATTTCGGATGAGGTTCGCCTCGTTGAACGATTTGGTAAACCAGACAGTACAAATTATGAAAACTGGTTCTCAGCCGCAAACTTTCTTGCATATTCTAATAATCTTAAAGTTGTCCGTGCTTCTGGCACTGGTACATTAAACGCTTCTGCTAACGGCGCTGGCGTATTGATTAAAAATGAAGACGATTATACAGACAATTATTCTACAGCAAACACATCACTTGGACCAGTAGCAGCACGTTATGCTGGTGCATTTGGTAACAGTCTTCGTGTTTCTATTTGCCCATCACCTGCGGCATTTTCTTCTAACTTGACCGTTACAGACTCTATGAGAGCTAACGCTCTTAACACTTTGGTTGATAACCAATTTGTTATTAATGTTAATGGTACTGCTAACGCAGCTGCAAACGTTCAAGCTGGTGACCAAATTTCAGTTGATGCTGGAGTATCTTATATTCGTGTTGCTTCTGTTAATGCAACTGCGATTGTTGTTGCATCTGCTTTGACTGCTAACGTTGCCGTTAATACTGCTATTCTTCGTAGATGGCAATATGCTGACCAGTTTGGTGTTGCACCAGGTACTTCTGACTACGCTACAGCAGCCGGTGGTTCTAATGACGAATTGCACGTTATTGTTGTTGATGAAGATGGTAAGTTCTCTAATGGTATTGCTAATACAGTCCTTGAGAAGTTTGGTTTTGTTTCTAAAGCATCTGATGCTAAGACAAACGATGGTTCTTCCAACTACTATGTTAACGCATTGAATGACCGTTCACGTTATGTATGGTGGACTTCACATATTTCTGGTAACTCAAGTTGGGGTAGCGCTGCTGCAGGCACAACATTTGATGCCGCAAACGGTACAAGAAACCCAGTTTATGCTTCTCTTGCAGGTGGTGCTGATGGTACTATTACTGCTGCTAGTACAATTACTGCATACGGACTGTTTGTTAATCCAGATTCCGTTGATATTTCATTAGTTGTTTCTGGTAGTGCTGATGCTACTGTTGAGGCATACTTGATTTCAAGTCTTGCTGAAGTGCGTAAAGACTGCTTGGTGTTCTTGTCACCATCTAAAGCTTCTGTTGTAGATAACGCTGGTTCAGAATTGACTTCAGTAATTGCTTACCGTGATGCATTGACTTCAACTTCATATGCAGTTATGGACTCTGGTTACAAATACCAATTCGACAAGTACAATGACGTATACCGCTGGGTTCCATTGAATGGTGACATTGCAGGTATCTGTGCTCGTACAGACCTAGAGCGTGACCCATGGTTCTCTCCAGGTGGTGTTAACCGTGGTATCGTTAAGAACGTTATCAAATTGGCATGGAATCCAACTAAGGCTGAACGTGATAGCTTGTATGTTAAAGGCGTTAACCCAGTTGTTACATTCCCAGGTGAAGGTACTATCTTGTTTGGTGACAAGACAATGTTGGCTCGTCCATCAGTATTTGACCGAATCAATGTTCGCCGTTTGTTCGTTGTGCTTGAAAAGTCTATTGCTCGTGCAGCTCGTTCTTCAATGTTCGAATTCAACGACCAATTCACAAGAGCTCAGTTTGTAAACTTGGTTGAACCATACCTCCGTGATATTCAGGGTCGCCGTGGTATTACTGACTTCCGTGTTGTTTGTGATGAAACAAATAACACAGCAAACGTAATTGATTCAAACCAATTCGTTGGCGATATCTATATTAAACCTGCCCGTTCAATTAACTTTATTCAACTTAACTTTGTTGCAGTTCGCACAGGCGTTACATTTGAAGAAGTTGTTGGCCGCTTCTAATAAATAGAGAAACAGGAGAATATTAAATGGCTTTTAATGTAAACGAATTCCGCTCACAGTTAACTGGAGACGGTGCCCGTCCAAATTTATTTGAAGTTTCGTTGCCGTTCCCTGCGTTCTCTGTTCCAGGAAACGCACAAGCAAAAACAACTTTCATGTGTAAATCAGCACAATTGCCTGGCTCAACGCTAGGTGTTGTGCCTATGAATTACTTTGGTAGAGAGTTGAAGTTTGTAGGTAACAGAACTTTCGCAGATTGGACAATCACAATTATCAATGATGAAGATTTCGTCATTCGTAATGCTTTCGAACGCTGGATGGCTGGTATCAATTCACATGGTACTAATGTCCGTAACCCAGCTGCTTTGACACCAGGCGGTTATACTGTAGATGGTACAGTTACACAGTATGGTAAAAAAGGCGACTCTCTGAAGAAGTACAAGTTTATTGGCTTGTTCCCTTCAGACATTACTCCAATCGATGTTGATTGGGGTTCTAATGATACGATTGAGGAGTTTTCCGTGTCTCTCACCTATCAATGGTGGGAATCAGTATCAGACAATGTGATTTAAGGAGAAGGACTTCGGTCCTTTTCCATTTTTTAGAATGGATATAATATGGCAATAAAATTATTCGGGTTTACACTCGGAGAAAAGGACATTGTTCAGGAACAAAAACCTGAACAAGCTTCCTTTACGCTTCCAACAAGTGCAATGGATGATGGTGCAGTTACCATTACCCAGAATGCTTACTATGGAACATACGTAGATTTAGAAGGTGCAGTTCGTAATGAACTGGAACTAATTACCCGCTATCGTGAGATGGCAAACCACCCTGAGTTAGAAATGGCCATTGATGATATCGTCAATGAAGCTATCACTCATGATGTTACTGGTCGTACTGTTGACATTGTTTTAGATAAACTAAAGCAACCAGAATCAATTAAGAAAAAGATTATTGAAGAATTCAATACTGTTCTTAAACTTTTAAACTTCAATAACCTTTCTGATGACTTGTTCAAACGTTGGTATATTGATGGTAGAATTTATTACCATGTTGTGGTCGATGAGAGTCAACCTAAACAAGGTATCCAAGAGTTAAGATATATTGATCCACGTAAGATTCGTAAAGTACGTGAGATTAAAAAAGATAGAGACCCTAAAACAGGTACTCAAATTATTAAGTCTATTGCCGAATACTATGTCTATAATGACAAGGGTACTACGACACAACAATATAGCGCACAAGTATCTCAAGGTATTCGTATTGCGCCTGAGTCCATTCTAAATGTGACTTCTGGTTTGATGGATGCTAAGAATACATTTGTGATTTCTTATTTACATAAGGCTATTAAGCCTCTGAATCAGTTGCGTATGATTGAAGATGCGGTTGTTATTTACCGTATTTCAAGAGCACCTGAACGCCGCATTTTCTACATTGACGTTGGTAACTTACCAAAAGGTAAGGCTGAACAATACTTGCGTGATGTTATGGTTAAGTATCGTAACAAGATGGTGTATGATGCTCAGACTGGTGAGTTGCGTGATGACCGTAAACACATGTCTATGCTTGAAGACTTCTGGTTGCCTCGCCGTGAAGGTGGTAAAGGTACAGAGATTACTACACTACCTGCTGGCCAAAACCTTGGTGAGTTGGAAGATGTTAAGTATTTCAGACAGAAACTTCTTCAGTCATTGAATGTGCCTATCAGCCGTTTAGAACCACAACAAGGTGGTATGATTGGTGTTGGTCGTACAACAGAAGTTACCCGTGATGAAGTTAAGTTCACTAAGTTTATTATTAGATTGCGTAATAAATTCTCTCAAATCTTTGACCATGCTTTGCGAACACAGTTGGTACTGAAAGGTATCTGTACTGCTGACGAATGGGATGAATTCAGAGAAGTAATCTATTATGATTACAAGAAAGATAATAACTTTACCGAAATGCGTGATGCAGAGTTGTTGCAAACTAGAGTACAACTGTTGCAAGTGGTTGACCCATATATTGGTCGTTACTACTCCGCTGATTGGGTTAGAAGAAACATTCTACAAATGTCTGATGAAACCATTGATGAAATGGACAAACAGATTGCTGTAGAAGAAAAAGATGGAACTGGCGGACCGACAATGCCTATTCCTGGCCAAGAACAACAGGCCACTAATGAAGATTATCCTCCAGAGGATAATACAATTGATGATAAATCCGCAGAATCTAAAACACCAACTTTAGATGCTGAAGTGGATAAATTTTCATCGAGACTAAATAGAAAATAATGGAGATTAAAATGGAAGTTCAAGATTTTATTAATAGTGTTGCCACAGGCAATGCATCTGAAGCAAAAGACACTTTGAATGATTTGCTATCAGCACGAGCCTTTGATGCTTTGGCAGCAAAGAAAATTGAAATTGCTCAATCTTTGTTCAATGATAAGCAAGCAGAGACACCAGAAACTACAGAAGCAGAATGAAATCGTTAAACGAATTTAAGTCTATTGTTGAAGAAGAAAAGTCGGACTATTCCAAGTTCGATGTTTTAGTTCGTGCTGGTCTGGCCAATAAGGCACAGATGCAACGAATTCATGCCGTGTTGGATAAAATGAAAGAAGAAAGACCTACTTTCAATAATGCAGACCGCATGATTGTCCAAAACCTTTTCAATAAAATGGTAGACTTAATTTCGAATAACAAACAGATTAACCAACAAGCTCGCCGTTCAATTAAAGAAGTTACTGACGTAATTGACACGGCAGACTTTAAGGTTAGTCCAAGTGGTCGTAAATTAAAAGCACACAAGGTTGAATTTGATACTGAAGTTAAAGAGTCTATTCAACTTGAAGGTGTAGATACACCACGTGACCCTCCTGCTGTTCTTGTACTAAAGCGCAAATCTATTCGTATGTATCCAGACAATACTAGAATTGCCCTTTATTATAACAATACATTGGACAAATACTTTTCGATCCCTTATGGACCAAAAATTGATGCACCAATCCAATCTGAAGAAACTCAGATTCAAGAATCAGTTATGGATGCTTTGCATAGAATTGTAAAGACCAAACAACACGAACCAGTTCAATTTGCCGATGGTACAAAGATGAAAGTTGACCACTATACTGCGTCAGCAATTACTCAAGTACATAAAGCTTTGAACGATGATAATAAAAAGAAGTATGAGTCGATGGTAAATAAGTCTAAAGAACATTTAGGCCGTGCTTCTGATTTTGCATTTAGGCATATGAAATGACCTTTGTGGAATCTATTATACATAGAAAGTTGGATGAAGCAAGAGAAACAATTCATGCTCGTCTTAATGAAATCGTGTCTCAACGTCTTGAAGAAGCAAAGCGTTATATTGCAGCCGACATGTTTGAAGAAGTTATTTTAGATGAAGCAAGTTCAAACATTATTAAAATGGGTAGAATTCAAAAGATTCGCCGTAGAATTAGAAGAAATGCTAAAGGTCGTATTGTCGTTCAAAAGAATGTTAAACGTTCAGGCATTAAAGGTTACAGAATTTCGGGCAATACACTTAAACGTATATCTGCTACATCACGCCTTCATAAAGCGAGAATGTTAAAGCGTTCTTGGAAAACAACACGTAAAGCTAAATTGCGCCGTTCATTGTTAAAAAGAAAAATGTCAATGCGTAGGCGCTCATCCATGGGAATAAAATAAAATGGCACTAGAAGTTACAAACTCACTAAGAGGTCCATCTGTTATCAGATGCGTTGAACCTGGAACATACACTATCAATCTTACAGATTTGAGAAAAAATACAGTTATAGAAACAGTAACATCTGCCGATATTAAGCGTGTTACATGGTCAACGAATGGCAGTATTACTATTGTTCGTAATATTACTCCAGTCTTGTCACTACAAGGTTCTGGTGAAATGAGATTTGATGAATTTGGCCACTCGATTGCAAATAACAATACAGCTAATGTTGTTGTTACGATTGCAACTGGCGGCACTTTGGTTATGGAATTAAGTAAGCAAGCTACATTCTCTGTAGATGTTAATACTGGAGCATAACCCAATGAAATTAATTACCGAAACAATTGAAAGTGTTAAGTACCTATCAGAAGCTTCTGAGAATGGTAAAAAACACTTGTACATTGAAGGCACATTCCTAGTTGGCGATAAAGTAAATCGTAACAATAGAATGTATAAAATGAACACGTTACGTGAAGAAGTAAAGAGATATAATGAAGAATACATTAAAACAAACCGTGCTTTAGGTGAACTAGGCCACCCTGACACACCATCTATTAACTTAGAACGTGTGTCACATAAGATTGTGTCCTTAGATGAAGATGGCAACACCTTCTATGGTAAAGCATTAATTCTAGAAACTCCTTACGGTCAAATCGTAAAGAATTTTATTGAGAACAATATTCAAGTTGGAGTGTCATCGAGAGCTATGGGTTCTGTTGTGCAAACAAGAGAAGGATACAACCTAGTTCAAGACGACCTTAAACTTGCCACGGCAGCTGACATTGTTGCCGACCCATCAGCCCCTGGCGCTTTCGTCAATGGTATTATGGAGAATAAAGAATGGATGTTTGTTGAAGGCCGTTTCGTAGAAATGGACTTTGATGATGCTAAAAAACAAATAAGAGCGGCTTCTTCCAAACAAATAGAGGAAGTTGCGCTAAAATTATTTGAAAATTACTTACGAAAACTTTAATTTTATAAATAAGAAATCAAAAGGAGATTCCTAATGGCAAACAGTAAACTAATGGAAGCCGCAGCCGATATTCTTGCAGGAAGCAAGAAGACAGCCTCAAGCATGCCAGCCCAAAAACTGCCTGGTGAGGTTCAAGACCTCGGTGGCCCAACTAATACAGATGCTCATCCAATGGGTGACTCTGAGAAGATTGATGCTACCAAAGGTGCTAAGAGCGCTACACCACCAGCTACAAAACCATCAGCAGCTTCTGCTGACACTCAGAACAAGCCAGTTGGTGGCAAAAAAACTATGAGTGAAGAAGAAATAACACATGACATGAATTCGTTGTTCTCAGATGACGATACCATTTCAGAAGATTTTAAATCCAAAGCTGCAACAATTTTTGAAGCTCGTGTCTTTGACCGTGTATCTCAAATTGAAGAAGAAACAGAAGAACGATATGCCGGCATGCTTGAAGAAGCAGTTGAGACTATCAAGGCCGACTTGACCGAAAAGGTTGATGACTACCTTTCTTATGTTGTTGAGCAATGGATGGCAGACAATGAAATTGCAGTTGAATCCGGTCTTCGTGCCGAATTGACTGAAGACTTCATTGGCGGCTTGAAGAATTTGTTCACAGAACATTACATCGATGTTCCTGCTGACAAAGTGGACCTAGTTGAAGAACTTTCTACTAAAGTGGAAGAACTAGAGTCTAAACTTAATGAAGAAATTGAAACAGGTATTCAATTGAAGAAATCGCTCATTGAATCCCATAAAGCAGAAATTGCACATGAAGTCTGTGATGGACTTGCAGCTACTCAAGCTGAAAAAGTAAAAGCACTTGCAGAGAGTGTTGATTTTTCTACAGAGGAAGAATACAAAGAAAAGCTTGAGACAATCCGTGAGAACTATTTCCCATCTGGCACTAAAAAGGCTGATGTGAGAGACCTACATGAGCAAGTAGAAGATGGTAGCGAGAAACAAGTAACCGCTGCTGATCCATACGTTGCTTCTGTCATGCAAGCAATTTCGAAAACTAAAATTTAATTAAACAAATCCACAAGGAGAATTATATGTATTTGTCAGAAAGTCTACAAAAGAAATGGGAAGGCGTACTGGAGCACCCAGACCTCCCAGCTATTAAAGATCCATACCGTAAGGCCGTTACTGCTGTCGTGCTTGAGAACCAAGCCGTTGAAATGCAGAAATCTGCTGGTATGTTGTATGAAACAGCACCAACGAACTCTATGGGTTCTACAAACGGTGGTTTCCAAGGCGGTTCAGCTGCTGCAGGTCCTGTTGCCGGTTTCGATCCAATCCTTATCAGCTTGGTTCGCCGTTCATTGCCTAACCTGATTGCTTATGATATCTGCGGCGTTCAGCCAATGACTGGACCTACAGGTCTTATCTTCGCAATGCGTACTAAGTATGCAGGTCAATCCGGTACTGAAGCCTTCTTCAACGAAGCTAACACTGGTTTCTCTGGTTTGGGTACCTCTGGTAACCAAGCATTTGCAGAAGGCACATTGCCAACAGAAATCTTCACAGGTAATGCCGCTGCTGTTGGTGCTATGTCAACAGCTCGTGCTGAAGCCTTGGGTGATGGCGCTGCTGCTAACGCATTCCAAGAAATGGCATTCTCTATTGAGAAAGTTACTGTTACTGCAAAGACTCGTGCTTTGAAGGCAGAATACTCAATGGAACTTGCACAAGACTTGAAAGCAGTCCACGGTTTGGACGCAGAAACAGAATTGGCAAACATCTTGTCTTCTGAAATTCTTGCTGAAATTAACCGTGAAGTGGTTCGTACAGTTTATGCATCTGCTAAAATCGGTGCACAAGTTGGTACAACTACTGCTGGTGTGTTCAACCTTGACACAGACTCTAATGGTCGTTGGATGGTCGAAAAAGTTAAAGGTTTGGCATTCCAAATCGAGCGTGAAGCTAATACTATTGCCAAGACTACTCGTAGAGGCAAAGGTAACATCATGATTTGTTCATCTGATGTTGCTTCCGCTTTGGCAATGGCTGGTATCCTTGATTATCAATCTGCTCTCAGCTCACAAGTTAGCTTGACAGTTGATGACACAGGTAACACATTCGCTGGTACCATCTTCGGTCGTATCAAGGTCTATATTGACCCATACTTCCCAGCTAACTTCTCTAGCGAATTCGCTGTTGTTGGTTACAAAGGTACTAATGCCTATGACGCTGGTCTGTTCTACTGCCCATACGTACCGTTGCAAATGGTTCGTGCAGTTGATACGGGTACATTCCAACCAAAAATTGGTTTCAAAACTCGTTACGGATTGGTTGCAAACCCATTCGCAGAAGGTACTAACCAAGGTTTGGGTGCATTGAACACTCAAGCTAACAACTACTACCGTGCATTCCGCATCAGCAACTTGATGTAATCTAAACCTCCGTTAAGAGAGGTACTTAAAAGAGGGACAGAAATGTTCCTCTTTTTTTTGCTTTATAAATAACCATATGACAGCAATAACAAGAGCCCCAACTAATCCAAACTTTCTTCAACCGAATAAGTTTCAGTTGAACTTCTCACGCACACCTAATGTACAATACTTTGTGCAATCACTAGGCGTACCTGGTATATCATTGTCTGAAATCCCTACGACCAATCCTTTCCTTGACATATTCTCACCGGGCGAAAAGGCCATTTATGATTTGTTAAGTGTTACCTTTTTGATTGATGAGGAAATGAAATCGTGGTTGGAGATACACGATTGGATCCGTGCAATGACCTTCCCTAAAGAGTTTGAAGAATACCAAAAGTTGCCTAGACTTAATAAGTATGCGAGTATGGCTAATCAAAAAATGCCACAATTCTCTGATGCAACTATTACCTTGTTGTCTTCAAGTAATAAACCTTATTACAGGTTTAAATTCCATGATGTTTTCCCAACATCTATTTCTACCTTTGTTATGGCGGCAACTGATGACCCATCCAACCCAATGACGGCCGATGCCACATTCAGGTATAGTTATTACGATATTGAAAAACTATACTAAAAACACTTGACATTTAGTTACACTTAGTGTAACCTTCCGATAAGAGGAATTTTATTATGAAACAGTTAGATGAGTTACTAGAAACATGGCGGCAAGATTGTGATATCGACCGCACAGAGCCTGCTAGGGCATTGTTAGATATCCCCAAACTACACAGTAAGTATTTGAATATACTTTCAAGGCATCGTTTGCTTTCAAAAGAATCTGAGTTTAAGTATAACAAGATGAAGAAGTTGAAGTGGGAATACTACACAGGTAAGTTAGACGATGACGACCTTGCTAAGTATGGATGGAAACCATTTCCATTTCTACTTAAATCCGACATCACTACATATATGGATAGTGATGAGGATATGAACAAACACTTGGCACACAAGGCGATGCATGATGAAATCGTTGACGTATGTACATCTATTCTCAAAGAGCTAAATAGTAGAACGTTCCAATTAAGGGACTTTATAGCATGGGAAAGATTCATACAAGGTGTCGGTTGATTTAATATTACATCATAAGGATGAGGCATTCATCCGTTTTGAGTGTGACAGAAACATAGCTCAAGAGTTATCAGACTATTTCACATTTCATGTTCCAGGTTACCAGTTTGTTCCTGCCTATAAGAATAGGCTTTGGGACGGGAAAATTAGGCTGGCAGACCTGAGAACATTTTTAATCTATCGTGGATTAATTCCTTACATTGAGAAGTTTTGTGAGGAACGAGAATACAAACTCGCATTAGACCCTATCATTAGTGTCACAGAAAACTTCTCCGCAATTGAGGCAGAACAATTTGCCAAGTCTTTGAATCTACCACATGAGGTTAGAGACTATCAATTGAAATCTTTTATTCAAGCAGTCCGTAATAAGAGGTTGTTATTATTATCACCAACTGCATCAGGTAAGTCTCTTATACTTTACCTTATCATTCGTTATTTGCAAATGGCGGATTACAAACGTGGCCTGTTAATCGTACCAACTACATCACTAGTTGAACAGATGTATTCTGATTTTGCATCTTATGGTTATGATTCAGACCAGTATTGCCACAGACAGTATGCAGGTAAAGACAAACACACAAATAAGTTTTTGACCATTACAACATGGCAATCAATATACAAAAACGAAAAAGATTACTTTGAACAATTTGATTTTGTTCTTGGTGATGAAGCACACCAGTTCAAAGCTAAATCTTTAACAACAATTTTATCTGGTTGTACCAACACAAAATATAGAATCGGTACAACTGGTACACTAGATGGCACACAGACACACAGACTGGTACTAGAAGGTCTATTTGGTCCTGTTTACAAAGCAACTACAACTGCTGAGTTGATTGATAAAGGACAACTTGCCTCATTTAAAATTAAGTGTTTGATTTTAAAATATCCAGATGCAATTTGTAAAGAGGCTAGGTCTTGGGATTATAACCAAGAAATGGAATACATTGTAAAGAATAATGCACGTAATGAATTTATTAAGAACCTTGTTATGTCATTGAAAGGCAACTCTCTTGTTTTATTTCAGTTCGTAGAGAAACATGGTAAGAATTTATATGAGATTATCAAACAAGAAGCTGGTGATAGAAAAGTATTCTTTGTTCACGGTGGTACAGACGTAGATATTAGAGAATCAATAAGGGCGATTACAGAGAAAGAAATAGACGCAATCATTGTGGCTTCATATGGTACTTTCTCCACAGGCGTGAATATTCGCAACCTACATAATATTATATTCGCATCACCTTCAAAGTCGAGAGTTAGAAACTTACAATCGATTGGTCGTGGTCTTCGTTTAGGTGAAAATAAAGAACAAGCAGTTTTGTTCGATGTGGCTGATGACTTTAGAATAGGCAAATTTGCCAATTTTACATTGAAACATTTTGCCGAACGTGTTAAAATATATGATGAAGAAAAATTTAATTACAAATTTTACAATATAGAGTTAAAAAATGCCTAACCTTTTAGAAACAAATATCAAAATCGTAAGATTACAAAGTGGTGAGGACATTATAGCTGATTGCATGGCAACAGAAGATGAAGAAATTATTTCACTAAAACAACCAATGCATATCATATTCAAAAGAATTGCATCTGGTAGAAGTGTTATGATGATGATGCCTTGGTTGCCTATTGAATTGATTAAAGAGAATGTGGCCAACGTATATGGTGCAGACATTCTAACCATGATAGACCCTAAAGATGATTTGATTGAGTATTATCATAACTCAGTTAATGATGAAGACATGACAAAAGCTACAAGTGCTTCTATTCGCCCACAACTATTTGACGAGTATGATGATGATGAAGAACCAACTGACGAAGAATTAGATGAAGAAGAACTCGAAGAATTGTTAGAAGAAAAGAAACAAAGTAAAATACATTAAGTTATTGAGGACATATTATGGCAAACGTGACATTCGTGGTACCAAGTAGTGCTAAAAAGGCCTATCAGGATTTAGCAAACTACCACTCAGCAATTGAACCACCAACATGGGCGTGTTTACTTGCTCAATCAGTTAGAGCAAAAGGACATGAGCCTTGTATTCTGGACTTTGATGCAACACCAAAGACAGACGAAGATGCGGCAGAATCAATTGCCGATACAAAACCAAAGTTGGTAGTATTTGTTCTCTACGGACAAAATCCAAACTCAGGCACCACAATGATGATTGGTGCCACATCATTAGCAAAACAATTACGTATTAGTCATCCAAATCTAAAGATTGCTTTTGTTGGCTCACATGTGTCTGCATTACCACATGAAGTAATTAAATATAACTTTGTTGACTTTGCTTTTATTAATGAAGGTGTTCATGCCCTCCACGCATTGTTACAAACAGATTTAGTTAATGAGTTGGATAAAGTTCCAGGTATTTGGTACAAACAACATTCATTACATAGACCATCAGCGCCTGCTAAAGTTGTTGAAACTAGAGACATGGACATTATGATGCCGGGTTATGCATGGGACTTATTACCTAAAAGAGAAAACCTATTAGACACATATCGTGCTCACTATTGGCATACAAACTTCTTAGATGAAGGAAGAACACCATTTGCGGCAATTTACACATCATTAGGTTGCCAATTTGCATGTAACTTCTGTATGATTAACATTGTCAACAGAACTTCTTATGATATGGGAACAACATCGGCTGATTCTAAAGGTATGAGATTTTGGTCTCCAGAATTGGTATTAAAAGAATTCGAAGCCTTGTACAATTCAGGTGTTAGAACAATTCGTATTACAGATGAAATGTTTTTTCTTAATAAGAAGTTCTATGTGCCGATTCTACAAGGCATTATTGACCGTGGTTTAAAATTTAATATGTGGGCATATGCTCGTGTTGATTCTATTCGTAAAGACCAACTTGCATTATTTAAAAAGGCTGGTGTAAATTGGTTAGCATTAGGCATCGAAGCAGGTAATCAAAACGTTAGACTTGAGATTGATAAAGGTCGTTTTGAACAAGTTGATATCCGCCAAGTTGTGAGTGATATCAAAGATGCTGGCATCAATGTACTTGGTAACTATATGTTTGGTTTTCCAACAGACACATATGAAACAATGCAAGAGACATTAGACCTTGCGCTTGAGTTGAATTGTGAACATGCCAACTTCTATGCAGCTATGGCTTTGCCTGGTAGTCCATTGTATATGCATGCTAAAAGTAATAACTGGGAATTGCCGCAATCATTTGAAGAATATGCCTTCTTATCATATGATTGTAAACCAATGCGTACTAACACATTGACAGGTGCGGAAGTATTGAAGTTTCGTGATGATGCATGGCACACATACTTCTCTAATGAAAACTTTATTAATTTGGTAGATGATAAATTTGGTGCTCAGTCTAAACAAAATGTAGAAAATATGGCCCAAATTCGTTTGAAAAGGAAAATTCTAGGTGACTAAAGATGATTTAATTAATTTCGAGAACCGAATTGCCGATAGATTCAACAATGGTGATATTAGAGCACCAGTTCATCTTTATTCTGGCAATGAGGAACAAATGATTGAGATAATGAAAGACGTTAGACCTGATGATTGGGTATTCTGTTCTTGGCGCTCACACTATCAATGCCTTCTAAAAGGTGTTCCAATGAATAAAGTGGAAGAAGAAATCGTAAAAGGCCACTCTATTACATTGTGTTTTACCGATTACAATATTTACTCCTCTGCTATTGTTGGTGGTGTTTTACCAATTGCGGTGGGTACTGCTATGTCACTTAAACGTGATAAGAAAGATGCAATGGTATATTGTTTCTTAGGTGATATGACTTCTGAAACAGGTATTGCTCATGAGTCTATTAAGTATGCCTTGAACCATAATTTGCCAATTAAGTTTATCATTGAAGATAATAGTAAGTCTGTATGTACCGACACAAGAGATGCTTGGGGTTTTAAAGAATTAACTTTCGAAAATGCTATTAATGATAAAATTGTTTATTACAAATATGATAACAAGTACCCACATGCAGGTGCTGGAAAGAGAGTGCAGTTTTGAAATACTTTGATGAATTAAAACGTAGCATGGAATGGCTTGCGACACATGAACGTGTGTTGTTTATGGGTCAGGCAGTAGCAGAACCAGGTACAGGCATGTCAAACACTTTGAAAGATATTGACCGCAGTAAGCTATTAGAGTTACCTGTTGCAGAAGATATGCAGATGGGTATGACTTTAGGTATGGCATTGAGTGGTCATATTCCAGTTAGCATCTATCCAAGATGGAACTTTCTATTATGTGCGACCAATCAGTTGGTGAGTCACCTAGATAAAGTGTCAGCAATGTCTGATTATAAAGTAAAGACTATTATTCGTACAAGTATTGGTTCAGAAAGGCCATTACATCCACAGGCACAACACGTTGGTGATTTTACTGATGCATTTAAATTGATGTGTAAAACGGTAGATATTATTAAACTTGAAAATCCTAAGGATATATTCCCTGCTTATGAACTTGCGTTATTGAGAGATGATAACCGTTCTACAATTATTGTTGAGTACGGAGATTATTATAATGAAAAATGATTATCACTAAAACACCATATCGTTTATCTCTATTTGGTGGCGGCACAGATTATCCTGCATGGTATAGTAAACATCCATGCAGGATTTTATCAGCTGCAATGGCAAACTATTGTTATATTACTGTTAAAGAGTTACCGCCATTCTTTGAACATAAAACAAGAGTGGTTTACTCCAAAATTGAAAGCGTTAACACAGTAGATGAGATAGACCATCCTTCTGTTAGAGCATGTTTACAACACATGGGGATTACAGGAGACATTTCTATTGTGCATGATGGAGACTTACCTGCACGTTCTGGCATAGGCTCCAGTTCTTCATTCACAGTTGGTCTATTGAATGCTCTACATGAATATAAGAATAAACCTTTTGGGTCTTTAAATTGCCTGGCAAAAGAAGCCATACACATTGAACAGAATGTTCTAGGTGAGAATGTAGGCATACAAGACCAAATCATGGCTGCATATGGCGGTATTCGTGTTATTAAAATGAATGAAAATGGTTGGTCAACAGAAGAATTAAAATTAGATTCTAATTACATTAAAAATCTAGAGTCTCATATCATGCTTGGGTTTTCTGGAGTAAGTAGATTTTCAGGAGAACATTCTTGTAAAGTTGTTACCAAAATTAAAGAAGATAAAATTCATAGTCAACTGACAGATATGGCAGCACTTGCGGACAGCGCCATAAATAGTATTACCAGACATTGTAGTGTAGAAGAAATTGGAAAGTTACTACACGAAGGGTTTACTATCAAACAATCCATTGGTACAGAACCATGGATTGATGATATCTACCAACATTCTTTACAATGTGGCTCATTAGGTGGCAAACTAATGGGTGCTGGCGGTGGTGGTTTTTTTATGTTTTTAGTACCACCTGAGAGACAAGGAGAATTTAAAAAACAAATGAGTTCTATTAAAGTGTGGGTGCCATTTAAATTTGATACAAATGGTAGCCAAATTATACATCAATCAAACTGAGGTTTATTATGAAATTTCCATTAATGCGAAATAATATTTTGAGAAGTGAGTTAGATGCCGTCATTGAGCATTTGAAACAAGATGATCCAATTCTAACCAATGGCCCTAATTGCCGAGCATTCGAAGAAGAATGGTCTAAGTGGTTAGGCGTTAAGTATTCTGTTTTTGTTAACTCAGGTGCTTCTGCCAATCTGTTGTCAATGACCTTATTGAAGATTCAACACCCATTTGGTGGTGAAATCATTGTACCACCTTTGACATGGGTATCAGATATAGCTTCTGTATTGCAATGCGGATTCACACCAGTGTTTGTTGATATTGACCCAAGAACATTGGCAATGGATACAAAAGGTATTATTAATGCCATCACACCAAACACTAAGGCAGTTTTCTTATCACATATCCAAGGTTTTAATGGCCTTACTGATGAATTGTTGGATGAATTAAAGAAACGAGATATTCCTTTAATTGAAGATGTGTGTGAATCACATGGTGCAACACATAAAGGTAAGAAACTAGGGTCTTTTGGTTGGACTTCTAATTTCTCATTCTACTATGCTCATCACATGACCACAATTGAAGGCGGTATGGTTTGTACCAATGATGAAGAAACTTATCAGACCTTGAGAATGTTAAGGTCACATGGTATGGTTCGTGAGCTATCTAACCAAGACTATAAAGATTGTTGGATTGAAGATAATCCCGGTTGTAATCCAGAATTCATTTTTGCTTACCCGGCTTACAATATGCGTAACAACGAAATAGGCGGCATACTTGGTCGAAAACAGTTGCCAAACTTAGATGAAAATGTTAAAATAAGGAACTTTAACAATGAAAGGTTCTTACGTAACATAGATTCAAACAAATACTTTACTGATTTTGAGCTAGAAGGTGCTAGTAACTATGCATTCAACCTAGTGTTAAAAGATAAAGATAATGTTCGTTTGGCTAATCTTATGAAGACCTTGAAAGAATCTGGAGTTGAATTCAGAAGAGGCAGTGCTGGTGGTGGTAATCAATTAAGACAACCTTATTTGAAAAACTTAATGCCTCCTGCACACTACGAAGAATTTAAAAACACGGAACATATTCACTTCTATGGATTCTACATTGGTAATTTTCCATCAATGACAGTAAATGAAATTGATGAGATTTGTGAAATAATTAATAAGGTATAAAATGGCAAATATTTTAGTGACAGGCGGTGCAGGGTATATTGGTTCTACACTTGTACCAATTCTTTTAAGTAAAGGACATAACGTAACTGTACTTGATAACTTTATGTATGGCCAAACGTCTTTGAACCAATTGGCACACTTGAAAAACTTTAATGTGTTTAGTGGTGATGTTCGTATTAAATCTGACATTGCACCAATGTTAAAACAAGCTGATGTTATTATTCCATTGGCTGCATATGTTGGTGCACCATTGTGTAACAAGGATCCAATTGGTGCATCTTCTACCAATAAAGATGCCATCTTTTTGATGCTTGATAACTTGTCACAGAATCAAGTCGTATTGATGCCTACAACTAATAGTGCCTATGGTACAGGTACATATTGTACCGAAGAATCATCATTGAATCCTATTTCACTTTATGCCAAAGATAAAGTTGAAGTCGAGAAACGTTTGATGGATCATCCTAACTCCATTAGTTACCGATTGGCAACAGTATTTGGTATGTCACCACGTATGAGAATTGATTTGCTTGTCAACGATTTTGTACACCGAGCCGTTAATGATGGATGTGCTGTGTTATTTGAAGGCCATTTCAAACGTAACTATGTTCATGTACGTGATGTTTCTAATGCATTTGTACATGCGCTAAATAACTTTGAAGACATGAAAGATGAAATCTACAATGTGGGTTTATCAGAGGCTAATGTTTCTAAATGGGAACTGTGTGAAGTGATTAAGAAATATATTCCTAGTTTCACATTTTTGGAAGCTGAAGTTGGTAAAGACCCTGACCAACGAAACTATATTGTATCTAATGAAAAGATTGAGGCAACTGGTTTCAAAACTCAACACACATTAGATTCAGGTGTTGAAGAACTCATTAAGGGTTATCGTATGATTAACAACCGTAAATATGGTAATGTTTAATGGAATACAATAAGAAGAATTTAAAATTGGTGTCAGATATCATTATTAGAAATCTATCACCAGACTTATTACCTAAGAAATGGGTTGAACGTAATTCAAACAACCCAATGTTTGGCCATTGTCATACCGCTTCTGGTTGCCTACAGAAAGTATTTGGTACAAAGAATATTAAACTATACCGTGCTTTAGATGATGAACAAATCTGGCATTGGTGGGTAGTAGATGTTAACGGAGATTTGATTGACCTGACTGCCGAACAATACTATTCTCAAGGGAGAAACCCACCCTACAATGATGGGACCAAGGCATCGATACTAGGATTTGACTATCGTAAACGTGTCTTGAGGTTACTGGAAAAGGTAACTAAAGAATTATCTGAAAACGGAACACCGCTATGATATGCTTATTTGAAGTTGTTGTCAAGCGCTAATACAGGCAAATGTGAAAGAATATTATTATGACTGAAAAGAAACCTAAACACTATATTAACAACCCAGACTTCCTTGCCGCCTTGGTAAAGTATAGAAGTCAATGTGATGAGGCTAAGACTTTAGGTAAAGAAGACCCCAAGATACCAAACTATATTGGTGAATGTTTCTTAAAGATTGCAGAACACCTATCACGTAAGCCAAACTTCATCTCCTATTCCTTCCGTGATGAGATGATTGCCGATGGTATTGAAAACTGCCTGATGTACTTCAGAAACTTTGACCCGGTAAAGAGTAACAATCCATTTGCTTATTTCACTCAAATAGTGTATTATGCTTTCTTACGCCGTATTATGAAAGAGAAAAAACAGCTCTATGTCAAATACAAGGCAACACAACAGATTGGTATACTAGACGAATTTGAAATGTTTGAAGATGCAGATGGGCATCAGAAACAGTTCCAATTATATGACAATATCTCCGAATTCATTTTCAACTTTGAAGAAAGTAAGAGAAAGAAGAAAGAGGGTAAAGCTAAAGGTCTGGAAAAGTTTATTGAAGAAATATGAAATTAGTTATTCTTGGTGACACACACTTTGGTGCTCGTGGTGATTCGTTAGATTTCCACAGATTCTTCCAAAGATTTTATGATGAGGTATTTTTCCCATACCTATTAGAGAATGATATTAAGGTAGTTGTACAGTTGGGTGATTTGTTTGATAGACGCAAGTTTATTAATTTCAATTCACTCTATCTTGCTCGCAAATACTTTTTTAATAAGCTCAAAGAACACAACATTACAATGTACACTCTATTAGGTAACCATGATGTTGCCTATAAGAATACACTTGAAGTTAATTCATCAAGTATGTTATTGAAAGAGTATGATAATGTCACGGTGTTCGATGAGTTCGCCACAATCGATTTTGGTGGTGTTCCTATCGATGTGATACCATGGCTATGCGATGACAATGAAGATGAAATCTTTACCAAAATCAAAGAATCGAAATCACAAATTTGTTTTGGGCATTTTGAGATTTCAGGCTTTGAGATGGATAGAGGCAATGTTAGCGATGTAGGTATTGACAAGAAGACATTAAACAAGTATGATATGGTCATTACTGGTCACTTTCATCACAAATCGGATGATGGGAATATCTTCTACACAGGCACTCCTTATGAGATGACTTGGGCAGACTATCAGGATGATAAAGGCTTTCATGTCTTTGATACTGATACTAGAAATATGGAGTTCATAGTAAATCCAAATCGTATGTTCCGAAAGGTAATGTATGATGATTCAAAACAAGACTTTGAATCTTGGAAACAATATGACTACCCATCTTTGAAAGACTGTTATGTGAAAGTTGTTGTTATCAATAAACAAAATCCATATTTGTTTGATAATGTATTAGACAACCTATACAAAGCAGGCCTATCTGATATTTCTATCGTAGAAGATTTTACTGATACCGCATTTGATACTGACCAAGATATTATTGACCAAGCGGAAGATACAATGACAATACTTTCAAAGTACATTGATAACCTTCAATTGCAGGTTGAACCAGAGAAATTAAAAAACATAATGCGTGAACTCTATGTTGAGGCATTGAATACAGAAGTAGCTGAATGATTATTTTTCGTAAGGTTCGTTGGAAGAATTTACTTTCAACGGGCAACCACTTTACTGAGATACAACTTGATGGTAACTCCAACACATTAGTTGTTGGTGAAAATGGATCAGGTAAAAGTACAATGCTTGATGCATTGTGTTTCGGCCTGTTTGGCAAAGCATTTCGTAATGTTAACAAGCCACAATTGTTGAATTCAATCAATCAAAAAGATTGTGTCGTTGAAGTTGAGTTTGATGCCAATAATAAATCATATAAGATTATTCGTGGTATTAAACCAAATGTGTTTGAGATTCAACAGAATGGTGACTTGTTAAACCAAGATGCGGCTGCAAGAGACTACCAAGAATTCTTAGAGAAGTTCATTCTCAAAATGAATTACAAATCTTTCACACAGATTGTTATTCTTGGTTCGGCATCATTCACGCCATTCATGCAGCTATCATCTTCTGACCGCAGAACTATTATTGAAGACTTACTTGACATTCAAATCTTCTCTACAATGAATGGGTTGGTAAAAGGTAGATTATCAGCCAATAAAGATTCAACTTCAAATAAGAAGTATGATATTGATTTGACAAAACAAAAATATGATTTAGAAAAGAAACATATTGATGAGTTGAAACAGAACAATGATGAGAAAGTGAAACAATATGAAGGTGAGATTGAACGTAATAATCAAACCATACAAACCTTACATGCAGAAATTGCTAATGCCTCAACATACGTTGCAGACTACTCTACCAAGGTGGCATTACAGGTTGAAACTGAGAATAAGGTTAAAAAACTTGGTAAGCTTGAATCACAAATTGAAAGCAACTTATCCAAATTTCAGAAAGATATCAGTTTCTTTTCACACAATGATGATTGTCCAACGTGTAGGCAATCCATTGCCGCCGAGTTTAAAGAAGGACAAATACAGTCCCTACAAACCAAGACTGAACAATGTGAACACGGGTTAAAAGAACTAGAAACGAAACTGTTAGAAGAACAGTCTAAGTTGAATGAGATTGCTGAAGTACAGAGAGCTATTCAGAAGTTACAAATTGATATTGCAACAAAGAACACTACCATTGTAGAAGTTAACAAGTATATTGTTAAGATGCAAAAAGAGGTAGAGTTATTGAAAGAGACAAAAGGTTCAACACAGCTACAAGAAACACAGCTGCAAGAACTCGCAAGTCAGTTGAAACAACTAGAATCAGACTTAAAAGAATTGATAGAAGAAAAAACATATTATGAAACGGCAACGTCATTGTTAAGAGATACTGGTATTAAGACCAAGATTATCAAACAGTATTTGCCTATCATCAATAAGTTGGTCAACAAATATTTATCATCACTAGATTTCTTTGTAAACTTTAACCTAGATGAATCATTTAAAGAAACAATCAAATCAAGGCATCGTGATGACTTTTCTTACCACAACTTTTCTGAAGGTGAGAAACAACGTATTGATATGGCCTTGATGTTAACATGGCGTGCTGTTGCTAAGTTAAAGAACTCATCTAATACCAACTTGTTGATTTTGGATGAAACATTTGATTCTTCATTAGACACTACTGGTACGGAAGAATTGATGAAGATTCTACACATGCTTGAGGGTGTTAACCTATTTGTTATTAGCCACAAGGGTGACATTCTACAAGATAAGTTTGCTAACGTAATTAGATTCGGTAAAGAAAAGAATTTTTCAAGGATAATAAAATGAGTGAAATACTAAGAATTGATACTAGTGCTGGTGTAACAAAAGCAACAGACACTATTGAAGACCTGCCTTTATATAATGATAATCATCCTATGTTAAAGGCTGTTATTCCAGAATATAGAATACAGTTGCCTAACCCATTGATGACCAAATTGGTTAAAAGGTTGAAACAAACAAAACTAAAATATGGCGGCATTGGCCTTTCTGCAAACCAATGTGGTGTTATGGAAAGAGTATTCGTTATTGGGTATGAAGAAACTAATATGGTTTGTATCAACCCTAAAATCATTGATGCTTCGGCAGACTTGATTAAAGACAATGAAGGTTGCCTCTCTTTCCCTGGTTTATATGTTAAGATATCAAGGCCTAGTTGGTTGGAAGTAGAGTACGTTACTGAAAATGGCGAACTAATACGACAAAGAATTGAAGGTCTGACTGCAAGATGTTTTGCACATGAATTGGATCATATGAATGGTACTAAGTTTACCGAACATGTTGGTCCAGTTGCACTCAGACTGGCTAAAGATAAACAAGAAAAACGCATTAAGAAACATGTGCGAAATAGAAAGAAATAATGGCATACGGATTTGACCCAAAAGATGATGTAGATACGCAATGGACAAAATGGCATGCAGACTTTAAAGAGCCTGCTGTTTTGACTGATGAGACTTTACGTGAGAAAATCATTAGTGACCTTACATTTGTATCAAAGATGGATGTCAAAGAATATACATTATACCAAAAATGGTGTGAAGTGCAAGACAGATATCCTACAATGACTGTTAATGATTTGTGGGAAGGTGAGAAGGTTGTATTACAGAGTGATGTTCAACGTGATGCTATTGATGACATTAAGAACAACTTTTGGATTCCAGAAACACTTGAAGATTATCTGAAACTTGAACCTGAAATGATTTACACAAACAAAGGTGAGAACTTGCCTGAATTGTGGAATTGTATTCGCACCTTTTCTTCTACAATGAAGAACAACTCTAACATTGGCCGCAATCTAAACTTCATCATTCGTGATAAGGTAACAAAGAAGTATCTTGGTGTTATTTGTATTTCATCAGACTTTCTTGATTTGACACCAAGAGATAATCACATTGGTTGGCCAAGAGAACTTAAAACACAAGGCGGTATGATTAACCATACTGCAATTGGTTCTACAATTGTTCCATTGCAGCCACTTGGTTTTAATTATGTTGGTGGTAAATTACTGGCACTTCTATGTCTTGCCGATCCTGTACAAGAATTGTGGAAGAAATTATATGGCGACACATTAGTTTCTGTAACTACAACTTCATTGTATGGTAGAACTAAGGCTGATGGACTTTCTCAGTATGATGGTCTAGACCACTGGCAGAAAATGGGATTTACGGCAGGTTCGGTATCATTTGAACCAGAAAAAGAAACACGATATGATATTCGTGATTGGTTGAAAACAAAACATACACGTAAATACTTTGAATGGTATGTTGCAAAGAAGCCAAGCGGACAACCACATAAGCGTGACCATAAGAATCGTTCACTTCAGTTTGTTTATTCTAAATTGAATATTCCTAAAGAGTTGATTCGTACAGACCATGCTCGAGGCATTTATTGGTCGCCACTATACGATAACTCTATTGATTACCTTAATAAGAAAATTGGTGATGATGACTTGGTTAAATCATTTGATACAAGCGTTGAAGCCTTAGTTGATATTTGGAGAACTAAACATGCCAAACCACGTATCAAACAATTGGCCAAAAAAGGCCGTAACAATAACGAAACCTTGTTCTATGACGACCTCTGTTATCTAACATGGGAACAGGCAAAAGAGAAGTATCTTTGCCAAGTTGGTCGTTAAAACGCTTGACAAACAGCCTATATAATTATATAATAGACACAAATGCGGAGAGTCCGAGACAGCCCGTCCCAACGGGCAGACAGGTTTAACTCCTGTTATCCGCTCCATTCCTAAGTCCCATGCGACTTCCCAACTGTTGTTTTTACGCAACAGGCTCTTGACAAATCCTCCAGTTTTGATATAATGGTTAGATAAATTCAAAAAGGTTTTGCATGACAGCATTTACAGTAGAACAAAAATCTCAGCTTGCCAAGTTGATGGCAACTGAGAACCTTACCATTCAACATTCAAAAATCCATACTGCCAAATTTGACCCAACTAAACGGATTCTTTATCTTCCTATGTGGAAAGATATGTCAAGTTTCATGTATGATTTGCTTGGCGGCCATGAGGTCGGTCATGCTCTTTATACTCCTGCGGATGGTTGGCATGATGTTGTTACCGATAAAAACAGAGGTAAGAATTATAAAGCTTTCCTTAATGTGATTGAAGATGCTCGCATTGAGAAAAAAGTTATTCGTAAATATCCAGGCCTTAAATCATCATTCCGTAAAGCATATGCTGAATTAAGTGACCGTGATTTCTTTGGCATCCAACATCGTGACATTAACCATATGTCATTCATTGACCGATTGAATATCTATACCAAGAGCCAATACAGCGAAAACATTAGATTTTCTGTTGAAGAAATGCAAATGATTGGTGAAGTTCAAATGCTTGAAACATGGAATGATGTGCTTCGGGTAACTGAAAAGATTTATGGTTATTGTAAGAATGAACAATTTGAATTATCAATTGGTGATGATTTTGAATATGACGCTGAAGGCAATCCCTTAGATGAAGATGATACCAATTCCGATTATGATTATGATACTGAATTGGATAATGGTGAATCTGGCGACAGCGAAGATTCGGATGAAACCTCAGATGAAACTACCGATGAAGAAACCGATGGTAACTCTGATGGTGAAGGTGACGATTCCGATTCTGATGATGACGGCAACAATGTGAATCGTGATAAAGATTCGCAAATGTCCAATTTCGATTCAGAAGATTTTGATCCAGAATGTGTAACTGACGATAACTACCGCAAAAACGAAGTGACATTGCTTGATGAAAAATGCAAGCCTTATGTGTACGCTAATATGCCTACACCTATTTTGTCTAAAATTATCACACCTGCAAAACGGGTTCAAGAGTTGTTGACATTAGATTTTGCAAATCAGGTTAAAGATGGTTATATAACAGATGAAAGAATCAATGGTTTTGTACAAGAATTTCGTAATAGAAATGAACGTTACATTGCATTGCTTGCCAAAGAGTTTGAAATGCGTAAGGCTGCCAAATCATTCAGTAAGGCAAAGCAATCGGATACTGGTGATGTTGATGTTAACAAACTGGCTTCATACCGTTTTGATGACAATATCTTCCGTAAAATCATGCAAGTGCCAAAAGGCAAATCACATGGTTTGATTCTGTTGCTTGATTATTCTGGTTCTATGTCAGATAACATGGCAGGTTCTATTGAACAAATCTTGGTTCTTTCCATGTTCTGCCGTAAAGTAAACATTCCATTCCATGTTTATGCATTCAGTAATGATTCTTCCACATGGTCAATTGATAATCCCAAGACTACTGCTGTACCACTTAGCGTTCTTGGAAATCCTATGGAAGTTCGTCAATGTTTTATGTACCAATCTGGTGAATTAAAATTTGAAGCTATTTCATTGCGTGAATATTTAAATTCTAAAATGACAAATGCTGAATTTACCAAGGCCTTGCGTAACATGGTATTGTTGAAAAAGTCCTATGAAGGCGGTCGTTATGCTCGTGTTGTGCAAAGACCACATTCTGAAAGACTTTCAAATACTCCTTTGACAGAAGCTTTGGTTGCAACACAAGCAATTATGAAAAACTTTAAACGTAGCAACAATTTGGATATTACAAACTTGGTAATTATCCATGACGGTGATGCTGACTCCACTAATTGTGTGGCAAATGATGAAGGTGGTTACAATTGGTTTCATCCATTGTATGAGAATGTTATCCTTCAAGATAACAAATTAAAATACCAGAAGCTAGTTAAGTCTAACAACTTAAGCAATGAAATGTTTGTTTCGGTTGCTGAGTGGTTTACCGCTACAACCAACTCTAAGATTTTTGGTTTCTTTATTGTTCCTCCTCATCGTTCAAAGGGCATCATTAGACATTACTACCATAATGAAAATAGATTACCTCTATACACTAAGCGTTCTGATGCTAACATAGATGCTGAGTTGATTAAACAACTGAAGCGTAAATTGGATACTCAGAAGTTTTTACATTCATTCAATCCTGGTTATGATTCGTTCTTCCTAATTTCTGGTGGAAATGATTTAATGACCAATGATGGTGAAATTGAGGTTGATGGTAAACTTACAGCATCTAAGCTCAAGAATGCTTTTATGAAGTTCAATAAAGGCAAACAGATTAACCGAGTGTTAGTCTCCAAGTTCATTCAAGGCATTGCTGCCTGAGTGTTGTATTAATACAACAGGGTGGTTGACAATACCTCCTGTTGTGTTATAATATACCCTATATTATGAAAGATTTATTATGACAGCTCGTACTGAAATCCGTGAAAAGTTTATGTCCACTCTGCAAGCACTTGGCAAAGCCGAAGTGACTAAAGCAGAAATCAAATCCATTTGTGCAACTCTTGGCATTTCTGGTGCTCAATGGTTTACCAAAGAAGAATCGAACCGTGTTGGTCGTGGTAAATACCTTGTACCTAATCCCGCATTAATATCAATGCAAGCCAATGTTGTGCCTATGAAAAAACCAGTTGAACAATCAAATCATAGAATTGTTAATGTAGTTACTGACCTTGATACTACAAACTTAATTCCAACACCATATCGCAATTATGTCCCATTCGGTGACTTTGACGATATTGTTTCAATCGTGAAATCAAATCGATTCTTTCCAGTATTCATTACTGGTCATTCAGGTAATGGTAAAACAATGTCTATTGAACAGGCCTGTGCAAAGGCTCGCCGTAAATTCATTTGCGTATCAATGACACCTGAAACTGATGAAGGTGATTTGCTTGGTAACTATGTGTTGATTGATGGTAATATGGAATGGCGTGATGGTCCTGTAACAACAGCGGCTCGTCAAGGCGCTGTGTTATGTATTGATGAAATCGATTATGGTGCTCAGAACCTTTCCTCTTTGCAACGTGTACTTGAAGGCAAACCTTTCATGTTGAAAAAGAAAGGTGAATTGATTACACCTGCTGAAGGTTTCACCGTGTTTGCTACTGCAAATACTAAAGGTAAAGGTTCAGATGATGGTCGTTACATGTTCACCAATGTTTTGAACGAAGCGTTCCTTGAGCGTTTCCCCAATACATACGAACAACAATGGCCACCAACTAATATTGAAAAGAAAATCATTAAGAAAGAATTGGTTTCTGTTGGTCGTGATGATGAAGACTTTGCCGACAAACTGGTAATGTGGGCAGATACCATTCGTAAAACATTCTTGGATGGTGGTTGTGATGAAGTGATTTCCACTCGCCGTTTGGTACACATTGTGAATACATTTGGTATTCATGGTGATAAAATGAAATCTATTGGCTTGTGCTTAAACCGTTTTGATGATGACACAAAGGCAAGTTTTGTTGATTTGTATACCAAGATTGATGCAGGTATTAATCCTGATGCGCCACCTGTTATTGTGCCTGAAACCACACAACAATCGGAAGAAATTCCATTCTAATAAATGCGGCAGAGATTATTCTTTGCCGTAAAAAGTGTTGACACACTCACTTAAACGTGTTATAATATATCATATTTTGAGAGAATGAATCTCCTCTCAAATACTTCCCCTCAATTGAGATTCGTTTTTATTATGGAGACTACTATGTCCGCTAAATCTAAAGTCCTCGCCTATCTTTCCAAGACTGGTTCTTACAACACATTGACACCTACCAAGATGCAATCTGTTTTCGGTGTTGCAAATCCTTCCGCAACCATCAATGAATTGCGTAACGAAGGCTATGCAATCTACTTGAACAGCCGTGTTACACCATCTGGTGACAAGGTTTCGTTCTATCGTTTGGGCACACCAACTAAACGTGTAGTTGCTGCTGGCATCGCCGCAATTCGTTCACAAGGAACACGTGCTTTTGCCTAATTCTTTATAGAATAACACTCAGAGGAGGGATATATAATAGTATCCCTCCTCTTTTTTATTTTATGGATACATTATGGAAATTGAAGTTAAACTTGAAGAACTAAAAAAGGCAAAGTTGTTTATTGCTACACCAATGTATGGTGGCATGTCACACGGCCTTTATGTTAAGTCTTGCTTAGACTTACAAACTACAATGGCGAAATACGGAGTTGAAACTAAGTTTTCATTCCTGTTTAATGAATCGCTAATCACTCGAGCTAGAAATTATTTGGTTGACGAATTCTTGCGCTCTGGTTTTACACACTTATTGTTTATCGATTCTGATATTCATTACAGTCCGCAAGATGTGTTAGCACTTCTAGCACTTGATAAGGATGTTATTGGTGGTCCTTATCCTAAGAAATCTATCAACTGGGGTAATATCGCTTCTGCGGCACGTACACATCCAGGTTTGGAACCTAGAGAGCTTGAGAACCTTGTTGGCGAATATGTCTTCAACGTTGTTAAAGGCACATCACAATTTACTGTAACAGAACCACTTGAAGTTATGGAAATTGGTACAGGTTTCATGTTGGTTAAGAGTGAAGTGTTTGAGAAAATGGAAAAACAATATCCAACTATCAAATACAAACCAGACCATGTTGGCCAAGCAAACTTTGATGGCTCACGATACATCCATGCTTTCTTTGATACAGTAATTGATACCAAAGATAGTATTACAGGCGGTGGTTCTGAACGTTATCTAAGTGAAGACTATATGTTCTGCCAAATGTGGCGCAAGATGGGTGGTAAAATCTTCTTGTGTCCATGGATGAGAACACAACACATTGGTACATATGCCTTTACTGGTAATATGCCTGCTGTTGCACAGTACACAGGAAAACTATGACGCCAAGGTTTGATGAAGAAGATACGGATGTAGTAAAAGCTTCTCAAACCGCCACTACTGGTGGTCGCAAATTCGATGGTAACAAGCTAGAATACGGCTTGTTACCGCCGAAGGCATTAGAAGCTACTGTTGACGTTCTTACATTTGGTGCCCAAAAGTATGAGCGTGATAATTGGAAAAAAGTACCTGATTCAAAACGCAGGTATTTTGATGCCCTACAGAGGCATTTATGGGCTTGGAAAACGGGTGAAATTGAAGATGTTGAATCTGGCAAACATCACCTTGCTCATGCTATGTGTTGCCTCATGTTTCTATATGAACATGATACAATCCATTCTGTGAATGATTAATTTTTTTGGAGTATATTATGAAACTATCGAGTGAAACCCTTTCCGTCTTAAAGAATTTTGGTACTATTAACCAAGGTCTGTTCTTTAAAACTGGTAAAACCCTAAAGACCGTATCGTCACACAAGAACATTCTTGCACAAGTGACAATCAATGAAGAAGTGCCTACAGATTTTGGTGTTTATGACCTAAACAACTTTTTGTCGGTTGTTTCTTTACACAAAGATGACCCATCATTTGAGTTTGATGAAAAACATGTTGTAATCGTTGGCAACAAAGGCCGTTCTAAGATTAAGTACCGCTTCTGTGACCCTACAATGATTAACACGCCACCAGAAAAAGAACTGACAATGCCTGAGGCTGAAATTACTTTCAACCTAACGTCAGAAGATTTTGATTGGATTCTCCGTGCGGCATCTGTGTTGTCTTCACCACAAATTGCTATTGAATCTGATGGTACAGAAGTAAACATTGTGACATTAGACACACAAAATGATTCTGCTCATACTGATGCATTGAAACTTGATACTGTTGGTAATGGTAGTAAGTATCGTATGATTTTCAAAACAGAAAATGTTAGCAAGATTTTGCCTGGAACATATGATGTATCCATTTCATCAAAAGGCATCTCACATTTCAAAAACAAAAATGTAACATTGCAATACTGGATTACTACAGAACAAGGTAGTAAATTCTCCAAAGAATAATTGTTCTTTTTTTTATTATGATTTATGTGAAAGGTTCCTATGGAACATCTATTGTGGACAGAGAAGTATCGGCCTCAAACAATCGAGGATTGTATTCTACCAGAAAGGTTGAAAAAACCATTCCAAGAATACGTGAATCAGAAAAACATTCCCAATCTTCTGCTGGCTGGTGGGGCAGGAGTAGGGAAGACAACAGTAGCGAAAGCCATGTGCAACGAAATCGGTTGCGACTACATGGTAATCAATGGTTCTGACGAATCAGGTATTGACACATTCAGAACCAAGATTAAGAATTATGCCTCGTCAATGAGTTTAACTGGTGGCCGCAAGGTCATCATCATTGACGAAGCTGATTATTTGAATCCTAATTCTACACAACCAGCCTTACGTAATGCTATTGAAGAATTTGCAAGCAATTGTTCATTCATTTTCACATGTAATTACAAGAATCGTATCATTGAACCATTGCATTCACGTTGTGCAGTTATTGAATTCTCGTTGAAGAATGGTGAGAAAGCCAAGATGGCCTCTGCGTTCTTTAAGAGAGTTCAGAATGTTTTGCAAAGTGAAAATGTTGAGTATGAAGACAAGGTTATTGCTGAGTTAACAAAGAAACACTTTCCAGATTTTCGCCGTATTCTAAATGAGTTACAGCGTTACTCACAGTTTGGTAAAATCGATACAGGCATTCTTGCTCAAATCGGTGATGTTTCTATTGATGAAGTTGTAAAGTTTATCCGTGATAAGGACTTTGGTGCTATTCGTAAATGGGTTGCAACCAATGAAGTGGATTCTGGTACATTATTCCGTAAGATTTACGATTCGATGTATGATGTAATGAAACCTCAATCTATTCCACAAGCAGTATTGATTCTTGCTGACTACCAGTACAAGTCTGCTTTTGTGGCCGACCATGAGATTAATACAGTTGCTTGCTTGACAGAAATCATGGTGAATTGTGAGTTTGTATGATTTTAGATTTATTCAAACCTACAGTAGAATGGATTAAAAATGACTGGTACAGTAATCGTTTTCGTTTTGGCGTTGAGCTTATTGCTTGGGGTATCAGTATTGGGTGTTCTATTACCATGGCTCTCACAGTCCCGAATCCTCCCCTACTATATCTTTACCCTATTTGGATTGTCGGCTGTGGTCTCTACGCTTGGGCTGCTTGGACTCGCAAATCTTTTGGCATGTTGGCTAACTACATGCTTTTGGTAACAATTGATTCTGTTGGATTGATTAGGATGCTAACATGAGTCCATTTGATTATGTCAATTCAATCCTACAAAACAAGAAACAGTTAATTGTAGATGAGGCTACAGAAAAGGAATATGCACCTTTTCTAGTCAATCGCAGTCTTTCCTATCATAAAGACTGTATCATGTATGCAAATGAGATGAACCGGAGGCACTTCCTCGATAAAAAACTACAGAATGATTTCCTTCTAAATACGGTAAGGTCACAGAAAAGACCATTTGCTAAGTGGGCTAAAGTTGAAAAAAGTGAAGATTTAGAATGTATAAAGCAAGTCTATAATTTCTCCAATTCTAAAGCTCGTGACGCCTTGCGTCTCCTTAGCAAAGAACAAATCCAAGAATTAAAAGAAAAAACCGACACCGGTGGATTAAGGAAATGATATGGTTGATTTATCAAAGTTCGTTGAGGTTATTCTTAACGAACAGGATGATTTTTTAAAGGTTCGTGAAACCCTAACAAGAATTGGTGTATCCTCTCGCAAAGAGAAAGTGTTATACCAATCTTGCCATATTCTGCATAAGCAGGGTAAGTATTATATTGTACACTTTAAAGAATTGTTTGCATTAGACGGAAAACCATCTAATATTTCTGAGAATGATATTCAAAGACGTAATGCTATTGCCAATTTATTAGAAGAATGGGGTCTGATTAAAATCTTGAATAAAGAAATTATGACTGACAACATTGCACCATTACATCAAATTAAAATTATAGCTTTCAAAGAGAAAGACCAATGGGAACTTATTGCTAAGTATAACATTGGTAAGAAAACTCAGGATTATTGATATGGTGATACATTATGAAAACAGAACCAAAAAAAGTACAATTGAAAAACCTCTACACGGGTGATATTGTGTGGACGGATAATTATAATGATGTTAACAAAATAAATGAAGTTGAGTTTATACTTGTCTATAAAGAGAGTAACCCACAACGAAAGTATTTTGTTAACCGCTTGGCATTCGAAACGCTAACTAAATAATTAAACCCACTCGGGATGGGACAAGGTGGGAGGTAACCTTGTTAAACACCTTCAACGAACCCACCTTAGGGCCGTTTGATGCTACGGTAACAAGGCGTCCGTGCAATTGAACTGCCACACGTTAGTTGGTCCAGTATAAAGTAAGCTGGATGATATGCCTTCGGGGTATCAATTTTATCAACTCGCTTAATAGGAGAAAACTATGACTCGCTTTACAACATTGTATCCTCAGTTTGTTGGATTTGACCAATTGTTTAATGAGCTCGAAAGACTCGTTGAAGGTCAAGCACCGACACGCAACACTTCTTTTCCACCACATAACGTAATCAAAGTAGATGACAGTCATTATGTCGTTGAACTGGCCGTTGCTGGTTTTGCCAAGGATGAAATCGACATTGAGTTGGACGATGGACTTCTTGTTGTCAAAGGTGAAAAGAAAGATAAGGACACCGAAGTAACATATATCCATCGTGGTATTGGTACTCGTTCGTTCACAAAATCTTTAACAATTGCTGATACAGTTGAAGTCCGTGGTGCAGAATTCAAGGATGGAATTTTGCGAATTGGTTTGGAGAATGTAATTCCTGAACACAAGAAACCACGTAAAATTGAAATCGGTAATGGATTAAAGTTACCTAAACCACAACTGCTTCAAGAAAAAGAAACAGTTTAATTGATGGAGCTTCGGCTCCATTTTAATATATTATGTCATTACTTGTTCTCAGTCATTTCCATAAAGATTTTCCAATTAACCTCAATTCGTCTTGGTTGATTCCATCCTTTGCGGGTGATAAACTATCAATTAAGGCAGTTGATGCTACAGAAGAAATCAAAGACTTCCGACACTACTATGTTGGTGTAAGTGACGAACAATTTTATCGTGCAATGGGTGCTCAAGCAACTGAGTATATGATGTTAAAGTCTTCAACAAATCTTCCTGATTATGTTGGATGTTTAACCTATCGTAGATATCTTTTGCTGAACGACCAGATACCACAAGATAAAGTCAATATGCCTCCGACACAAGAGGTTGCTGACCAATTTGGTACAAAAGAAGAAAAAGATTTGATTGAAGAACTATTCAAGTCATATGATGTAATCACCAATAAGAATGTTACCTTTAATTGTTCAATCGAGCAACAATACTTAATGTATGAACTGCCTGAACATTGGTTCCTATTCAAAGAGGCTATTACAAAATTATGTCCTGAATATGTAAATGATATGTCGTGGTTTACAGAGAACAACTCAATGCACGCTGAAACATCCTATATTATGAAACGTGAATGCTTTGTTAAGTATGCTACTGAGTTGTTCCAAATATTAAAGTATGTTTTCGATAATTGTAGTGAAGTTTATCCAGTACAAGATGGAAGATGTAGTGAAATATATCCTTGGAGATATCCTGGTTATTTGGGTGAAAGGTTTTTACCTTTCTTTGTTTATGCAAATAAATTGAAAGCGAAGCAATTTCCACTTGCTATTTTAATATGAAACAGAAATTTATAGATGCACACATGAAAGTGGCTGAAGTATATGCAGGATTATCTTCAGCAAAGAGACTTCAAGTTGGTGCAATTATTGTAAAAGATGACCGCATCATTTCTATTGGCTACAATGGTATGCCAAGTGGATGGGATAACAACTGTGAATATGTTGCTGATGTTCATCCTAGTGATCCTAGATATGATTACAATAATTTTAGCAAAGAACTTAAAACCAAACCAGAGGTACTACATGCCGAAACCAATGCAATCGCTAAATTGGCTAGGACTACTGAGAGTGGTTTAGGTGCTACTATGTTTGTAACTCATGCGCCTTGTATTGATTGTGCCAAGTTGGTTTTCCAAAGTGGTATCAATAGTGTTTATTATCGGAATAGTTATCGTGATGATGACGGAATTGAATTTTTAAAGAAGTGTAACGTAGAGGTAATTAAATATGACTAGTGTTTTTAAAGATGTTGAAACGTTTATGACGGCTGCAGGCCAAACTACAGATACGGATAATGGTGAACAAGCATTGTTGTACCGAAGGCTAATCAATGAAGAATACCACGAATTCATTGATGCTGTTAGTAAGAATGATGATGTTGAAACCATCGATGCCTGTTTTGATACTATGTGGGTAATCATTGGGTATATGAAGTCTCGTGGTTGGGACACAAAGGGTGTTTGGGATGAAGGTTCCCTTAGTAACCTAAAGAAGATTGATAGCAAAACTAAAACGGTAATCAAACGTGAAGACGGCAAAGTTCTTAAACCTGAAGGTTGGAAGAAGCCAGATTTCACCAAGTTTGCCAAGTAAAAGCTTGCAATTTATTAAGAAGTCTGTTATAATACATTATCGTATATTTTTTAAGAGGTAAATATGAATTTACGTGAAGTGGCCAAAAGGTTGGTCAATGAGTACAAAATGCCTCATGCGGACAGATATGAACTGTTCTTGCGTGAGTTTGATAACAAGGTCGAGGTTGTTGGTTGGATGCAAGACCCAACCATTGATGCTCACAAGTTTAACGGCCGTGAGATGCTTATCCCAAAACGTTGGGTTACCATTGGTGTAGTTGATGCGGAGGTTCGTGTATGAATCTCCAATTAATTACTTTCAAAACAAACCACACCCTTTTGGCTGAGGTTGTGGAAGAATCAGGTTATATTCTGGTAAAGAAACCTGTTCAATGCATCATGCAACCAACTAAAGATGGCCCTATGATGGCATTCTCTCCTTTTATCCAATTCTGTGAAGAATTTGAAACTGGTATCAGAATCAATAATGAGGACATTCTTTGTACCACAACTCCTTTACGGGAATTGATGAATCAGTATAGTGAAATGTTTGGGTCTGGCATTCAAATTGCCACATCTATTCCAAAATTCTGATATAATGTATGAATGACTAATCAATATTACACTAACGTTGTCGGTGTTGGCAACAATATTTTCTATCGTGGTGTAAAAGACGGCCGGCGTGTTAAGTATAAAATTGCTTACACGCCGACTTTGTTTTTACGCTCTAATAAAACCACTAACTTCAAAACACTTGAAGGTGAATATCTTGAGCCTATGAAGTTCGAAGGTATGCGTGAGGCTCGTGATTTCGTTAAACGTTATGATGGTGTTCAAGGCTTTGATGTATTTGGTAATGCCAACTTTCAATATGCTTTCATTGCTGACCAACACAAAGGTATGATTGATTGGGACATTAACCATGTTTCAATTGCAGTTATCGATATTGAAGTTGGTTCTGAAAATGGTTTCCCTGACCCATATCAAGCAAATGAACCTATCACAGCTATTTGTGTCAAGTATTTGAATGGTGTTGCAACTGTATTTGGTTGTGGTGAGTTTAGAAATGACCGTGAAGATGTTATCTACACCAAGTGTGATGATGAATATGACCTGTGTAAAAAGTTTTTGGCCTTTTGGTCAGAAAATTGTCCAGATGTAATTTCTGGTTGGAATGTTAAGTTCTTTGATATTCCATATCTTGTGAATCGTATCACTAAAATTCTCGGTGATGACGATGTTAAGAAACTATCACCATGGAATTATATCAATAGTCGTAAGGCTGTTGTGAACAATCGTGAGCTAATTGCATATGAATTCACAGGTGTTTCCACATTAGATTATATTGAATTGTACAGATGGTATGCGCCAGGTGGTAAATCACAAGAGTCATATCGTTTGGATAATATTTCACAAGTTGAATTGGGTGAAGGTAAGATTTCATATGATGAGTTCGATAACTTGCATCAGTTGTATCGTTTAGATTACCAAAAGTTTATTGAGTACAACATCAAAGACGTAGAGTTGATTTTCAAACTAGAGAACAAGTTGAAGTTGATTGAGTTGGGCTTGACTCTTGCTTATGATACCAAAACAAACTACGAAGATATCTTTGCACAAACTCGTATGTGGGATTCTTTGATTTACAATTACTTGTTGGACAAAAAGATTATTGTTCCTCCTAAAGTTGTAAAGAGTAAGACTGCGGCCTTTGAAGGTGCCTATGTTAAAGACCCACAAGTCGGTATGCATAACTATGTGGCATCATTTGACTTGAACAGTTTGTATCCTCACCTGATGATGCAATATAACATTTCACCTGAAACATTGGTTGAGCCACATGATTATACTCCTGAGATGAGACAAATCATTTCTTCTGGTGTAAGCGTTGATAAATTGTTGCTTAAAGAAGTTAATCTATCAAATATGAGTGGTGTAACTATTACTCCAAATGGTCAATTCTTCTCAACAACTAAAAAAGGTTTCTTACCTCAGATGCTAGAAGAAATGTATGTGGATCGTTCAAAGTTTAAGAAAATGATGATTCAAGCTAAGAAAGATTATGAAGTTGAGACTGATCCTAATAAAAAGTATGAACTGAAAAACAAGATTGCTCGTTATGATAACCTGCAATTGGCCAAGAAAGTCTCTCTCAATAGTGCTTACGGTGCTCTAGGTTCCCAGTATTTCAGATTCTATGACCTTAGAATGGCCTTGGGTGTTACTACTGCTGGTCAATTTTCTATTCGTTGGATCGAAGCTAAAATTAACCAGTACATGAACAAGTTGCTAGATAGTGATAAAGACTATGTGATTGCTTCTGATACTGATTCGATTTACCTCCGTCTTGGTGAATTGGTTGAAAAAGTTTATGGTAAGAAAAGTGGTGTGCCTGAACAAAAGATTATTGAATTCATGGACAAAGTTTGTGAAGAAAAACTTCAACCACACATAGATAAATCTTATACAGAGTTGGCTGATTATGTTCATGCCTATGCTCAGAAGATGCAGATGAAACGTGAAGGTTTGGCTAACAAAGGTATTTGGACTGCCAAGAAACGTTACATTCTAAATGTGTTTAATAATGAAGGTGTGCAGTACAAAGAACCTAAGATGAAAGTCATGGGCCTTGAGATGATTAAGTCATCTACACCTGCTGCCATCCGTGAGAAGATGAGAAAATCAATTGACATTATGATTAACGGCACCGAATCCGATATTCATAAATTCATTGAAGATTTCAGAAATGAATTTAAGCAGTTGCCGGCTGAAGATATTTCTTTCCCCCGTGGTCTGAATGGTCTGAAAGAATACTCTGACAATGTGACTCTATATAAGAAGGGTACACCAATCCATGTGAAGGGTGCTATTCTTTATAACACCAAACTGAAAGCAATGAAACTTGATAAAAAGTATGCATTGATTCAAGAAGGTGAGAAGATTAAATTCACATATTTGAAACAACCAAATCCCATGAAAGATACGGTTATTTCATACCCAAATAGATTGCCAGTGGAGTTTGGCTTGCAAGAGTTTATTGATTATGATATGCAATTCAATAAGGCATTCCTTGAACCAATTAAAGTAATTTTAGATTGCATGAATTGGACAACAGAACAACAGAATTCCTTAGAGAGTTTTTTTTAAAAAGAGGTTAAAATGAGTTTACTTGAGAAATTGAAAAAGAATTCGACAATTAAAGATAGTGCAATTCTATCTAAGTCTAAATTCTTCACAGAAAAAGATATGATTCCGACTGCCGTGCCAATGATTAACGTTGCACTATCTGGTCGGTTAGATGGCGGCATTACACCAGGCCTTACAATGTGGGCAGGTCCATCTAAACACTTCAAGACAGCGTTTAGTTTGTTGATGGCTAAATCTTACATGGACAAATATCCAGAAGCAATTCTATTGTTCTATGATTCAGAGTTTGGTACACCAGTTAAATACTTTGAAACATTTGGTATTGATATGGATCGTGTGTTGCATACACCATTGACCAATATTGAACAGTTGAAGTTTGATATTATGCAACAGTTTGAAAACATTGAACGTGGTGATAAACTTATGGTTATCCTCGATTCAATTGGCAATTTGGCTTCGAAGAAAGAAGTTGAAGATGCTCTTGAAGGCAAATCAGTTGCAGATATGTCTAGAGCAAAACAAGTTAAGAGTTTGTTCCGTATGGTAACACCACACTTAACCATTAAAGATATTCCTATGGTTGTTGTGAATCACACATACAAAGAAATTGGAATGTTCCCTAAAGATATTGTTGGTGGTGGTACAGGTTCATATTACTCAGCTGACAACATTTATATTCTCGGTCGTCAACAAGACAAAGAAGGTACTGAAATTGTTGGTTATCATTTTATTATCAATGTCGAAAAATCACGTTATGTTAAAGAAAAATCTAAAATTCCTATCTCTGTATCTTTTGACGGTGGCATCAGCCGTTACTCTGGTCTGCTTGACCTTGCTATTGAATCCGGACATGTGGTTAAACCTGCCAATGGTTGGTATGCAAAAGTAGACCAAGCAACTGGTGAAGTTGGTGACAAGAAACGAATTGCTGACACAACGTCAGCTGAATTCATGGAACCAATTTTAAAAGATCCGAAATTTAAACAATTCATTAAACACAAATATGAAATCGCTTATGGCAGCATTATGGGAGAAACTCCCGTGGTCGAAGAAACCGAAGAAAGTTGAGTATCGGTTCCAACAAAGTGAGTCTGATGACTCAACTTTGGTAGAAATCACATCGGGTGAATACACCGGTGTGGTTTACTCTTATGGTATGGTTAAATTGAAGCCCGAATCGGTGATACCGATACTTCAGTTTAACTATAACATTTATCATTCAGGTCAACATGACAAGCAGGCCTTGCAAAATAATGATAATTTTGTTACAATCATAGGTGACATACTTACAGAAATTATTATACAAAATGAATCGACTAGAACAAACGATACTGAAGAATCTGATATACAATGAGGACTTTACCCGTAAAGTTTTGCCATTCATCAAGTCGGATTACTTTGCCGACAATACAGAGAAGGTAGTATTCAAAGAAATCTTTGAGTTTGTAAACAAATACAAAAATCTACCGACTCATGAATCTCTCATCATTAATTTCACCGAGAGTAAAAAACTAACTGAACCTGAAGTAAGACAATCAATTGAACTTCTTAAAGAATTACATTCAAGTAAAGAAGAAAAGGTTGAGAGTAAATGGTTAATTGAGCAAACTGAGAAGTTCTGCCAAGATAAAGCCATCTACAATGCCATCATGGAATCAGTATCAATCCTTGATGACAAACACGGAGATAAACCTAAGGGTGAGATTCCAAAACTACTGAGTGATGCTCTTGGTGTTTCTTTTGACCAACACATTGGCCATGATTACATGGCAGATTATGATTCTCGTTTTGATTTCTATCACAAGGTAGAATCTCGTATCAAGTTTGACCTTGATATCTTCAATAAGATTACAAAAGGCGGACTGCCGACCAAGACCTTGAACATTGCACTTGCAGGTACTGGTGTTGGTAAATCATTGTTCATGTGTCACGTTGCCGCTGGTTGCTTGAATCAAGGTCATAATGTTTTGTACATTACAATGGAAATGGCCGAAGAACGTATTGCAGAACGTATCGATGCTAATTTGCTAAATATTGATTTGAATGAACTTCACACAATCAGTAAAGAAGACTATGAACGTAAATTCAAGGTGTTACAAAACAAGGCTCATGGTAAATTGATTATCAAAGAATATCCAACTGCTAGTGCTTCATCACTACATTTCAGAGCATTGTTAAGTGAATTGCATCTGAAGAAGAACTTTGTTCCACATATTATCTTTATTGATTATTTGAACATTTGTGCATCTTCACGTATCAAGGCAGGTGGTTCTGTTAACTCTTATACTTACATCAAGTCTATCGCTGAAGAACTGCGTGGTTTGGCTGTTGAACACAATGTGCCAATTGTTTCTGCAACACAAACAACTCGTAGTGGTTTCAGCAATTCGGATCCAGGCCTTGAAGATACTTCAGAATCATTTGGTTTGCCTGCAACTGCCGACTTTATGTTTGCATTGGTGACTAATGAAGAATTGCAACAATTAAACCAAATCTTGGTGAAACAATTGAAGAATCGATACTCTGACCCTAACAACTTCAAACGATTCGTTGTTGGTGTTGATAGAGCAAAGATGCGGCTGTATGATGCAGAAGATTCAGCACAGGCAGATATTGTTGATGCAGGTCAAGTTGAAGATAAACCTTTGAATACATTTGGAAACCGTGAGAAGAAATTCAGTAAGAATTTTGGTGGACTTAAAGTATGACATTAACTAAAGAACAAGCCGTACATTGTGCAAATGTATTCTCCAACTACTTTGATAAGTTTGGTCGTATTGATGAATACATGAGAGAACAGAAACTAAATTCAATGGCCGAAAGACCATTTACTTTGCCTGGCATGGGACCAGAAGAAGATTTGTTTTCTGATTTCACTATGTCACCTGCTGATATGGAATTTGAAATCATGGAGTTACCACAAGATAGGTGGGACATTTATCTCAATATGATTTCAAGTCACTCAAACATGACCAGTATTCCTGGTCGGTGTTTAAGATTGGCAATTTGGGAAAAGAAATCACAGAAGTGGGTTGGTTTTATTCGTCTTGGTTCTCCTGTTATCAATTGTAAACCACGCAACGAAATGCTTGGCCAAGTATTCACGCAACATGAAGGTGGTGCTCAATTGTTCAATCAATGTGCCGCTATGGGTTTTGTGATTGTACCTGCACAACCATTTGGTTTCAATTATCTCGGTGGTAAATTACTTGCAGCCATTTGTACAACACATGAAGTACGTAGAATGTTGGATGAAAAGTATAAGATGACCACCTGCTTGTTTGAAACAACCAGTTTGTATGGTTCTTCAAAGGCAGTATCACAGTATGATGGTATGAAACCTCTGATTCGTTTCAAAGGTTTAACTGATAGTGATTTCTTGCCGATGTTACATGGTAAAACTTATAGTGACCTCAAAGAATACATTGAGAATATCATTGGTGAACCACTTGCACCAGAAGGTGCTTCTTCACGCAAGTTGAAGATTTCTAATGCAATGGTGTCTATGATTAAGATTGGCCTCAAAGGCACACCAGAGGCTACTAAGTTTGCACAGACGATTGAGAATGCCAAGAATCTGAATGAACAGAAACGTTACTTCATTTCAGACTATGGTTTTAAGAACATGGTTGATTTTGTAAATGGAAAGACTGACAAGTTAATTCCAGGTGAGAACTATGAGAAACATAATCTGGCCAATATTACAGAGTGGTGGCGTAAGAAGGCTATCAATCGATTTGAGACCTTGAAGACAGAAGGTCGTATTCGTACAGAACAAGAAGTCTGGACTGGTGATAAAGTGCTTGACATAATTCGGTAATTCTGGTAGGATAAATACTCCAAAAAGGAGTATTGATGACACCAGCAGATTTAAAGAAAGAAGCCGGCAAAGGTCCATATAAAGGAATTGCACGTAGTCAAATTATTAAATTGAAAATTGCTGACGGAAAAGAGTTTACTTTAAACAATGGAGCTAAAGTAAAAGGCACCAATTGGGATGAGAAAACCTATACTCTATTTGTCGGCACTCGTAAAATTTCTTTGAAAGAGGTTAAGAAAGACCCCGACTTTGGCGGTGGTGGTTCTGGTGCTGGTGCTGATGTTACTGCTATCGTTGAATGTGGTCAAGCATTAGTTTGTTCCTTGATTTATAATGTGATAAAAAAAGAAATTAAATGGGAAGATTTGACGTATGATGGCCTACAAAAGGCAATGCAATATTGCGATTTGTCTGAAACCTTTGATACAATCATAGACCGTTCACCTCCAGAGTGGGTACAATCATATGTAAAATCAGCAAACATATTGTATAGAAATTATAAAATGTCTGGAACACCTGTGTATTTTCATAGAGGTTCTAAATTTATGAACGAAGTATATTCTGGAAAAAAGATTGTATTTGATGCTGATAAAAAATCAGATAACCCACAAGCACCAGGTTCTTTTTCTGATGACAAATGGAATCCAGGAGATATTTGGATGACCACTTTAAAAACTGTGCCAAAAATTAGTACCGATTCTTGGGCTTCATTGAACAAAGACATTTATGACTTAGCTAGAGCCAAAAAATTAGTTGGTGTGTCTTTAAAAAAGGTTGGCGCTTCAGCACACATTGAAGAATATAACGCATTATCGGCTAAACAAACAAAAGAATATCGATATGCCAGTTTCAGAGTAACATCTGCTTCAGAACGTGGCCCATTACCTCCATTCTTCAATTCTATTGACTTGTACATGTCCATTGGCGATAGAGAAGTACAGTTTCGAGCTACATCTGGTGAAGCCAGCTGGCAAGGAGAAATTAAAGGAGCAACAGCTGCCGGTGGTAAAATTGGTGGTGGTAATGTCAACTTCTATTTGAAAAAATATGTTGGTAAAGGTTTATTTGATAAGAGTGAAGATGAAGTTTTAAAATTCGTTAAGACAAAAGACTTTTTTCCAGAATTTTATGCACTATATAAAAAACACTTTGATGGCAAAATATTACCATATGAAGAATTTGTTATGAATGCTAATAATAAACAAAAAGATTCAAAAGGATATCTGTTCTCTAAATATATGAACATGAAATTTATTGATATATTCCTAAGTGCAAACACGGCTACTCGTAATAAAATTGCTACCGACTTTGTGAGATATGCTGCTTCGAATACAGACCAAAGTTCCTTTTTCGTAAAAATATCCTAAAATGAAATTCACACAATTTTTAACCGAATCAAAAAAAGAAGGTGCTAACCTTCACCTAGAACACATTGAAGATGAAGTTCTGAATCGTGGTGTATCTGGTGTTAGAGATGCAATCAACTTCTTGCAATCTCTCCGTGACATGCTCGCAGGCCATTCTAATTCTAAAGTGAACCTAACTACAAAATGGGATGGTGCACCTGCTATTTTCTGTGGTATTAATCCAGACAATGGCAAATTCTTTGTTGGTACTAAAGGTGTATTCAATGCCAATCCTAAGTTAAACTACACCGATGCAGACATTGATGCAAACCATGCTTCAGAAGGATTAAACTCCAAACTTAAAGTTGCATTACGTTATTTGCCAAAATTAGGCATTAAGGGTGTATTACAAGGCGACATGATGTTTGCTAAAGGTGATATACAGAACAAAACAATTGATGGTGAAGACTACATCACATTTCAACCAAATACAATTGTCTATGCTGTGCCTGCTGATTCTAAGTTAGCACAAATGATGTTGGCTGCTCAGATGGGTGTGGTGTTTCATACTTCATATACAGGTAAAACATTCTCTGATATGAAAGCCTCATTCAACATTGATATTAAGAATCTTACAACAACCAAAGATGTTTGGTTCCGTGATGCTTACTTTGTTGATGCTTCAGGCACTGCCTCATTTACCGAAGAAGAAACAAGAACTGTCACATCTATTCTGTCTCAAGCAGGCAGAACTTTTCAAACAATCAATTCATTAAACTTGAATCGTATTTCAACAAGTGATGTTATTCTTACATACATTAAAACATTCAATAACACCAAAGTGCGTGAAGGTCTGAAGATTAAAGACACAAGAGCTCACACACTAGAGTTGATTCGTTGGGTTGAGGCTAAATTGAACAAAGACATTATTGATGCCAAGAAGGAAGAAACCAGACAGAAACGTATCAAAGAGAAAACAGAGATTATGCGTTTCTTCCGTAATGCGTCAACAGACTTGAAAAACATTTTTGATTTGATGAATCAGTTGGTTGATGTTAAGAATATGATTGTTAAGAAGTTGCAACAAATGAAACAAGTAACCAATACATTCTTACGTACTGATGATGGTTTCAAAGTTACCAATCCAGAAGGTTTTGTGGCAGTTGATAGGTTAAAAGGTAATGCTGTTAAGTTGATTGATAGACTGGAATTTGCTCATGCTAACTTTAATGCCGCTAAGAATTGGAGCAAGTAATGGATAAGAAATTTGATTTAACCGAAATCTTAGCCGAGTATGGTGAAGACGACTTTGGATTTACGGCAACTGACGAAGAAGAATACAATGCGGTTATTGCGGAAAAAGATGAAACAGTTGAAGAATACAAAGCAAGATTAGAAGCAGTTGAAAAGTTGATTCTGCCTTTCTTAACTAGGTTGTTAAAGACTGCTGACCAACCGATTATTAAGTGGCCTAACCGCAAGCCGGCATTAGAGGCACAAATTCAAAAGATATTAAACCTAACACGAGGTTGAAATGAAATTTACCGAATTCGATGAACTAATGGAAGCAGCCTATGCAGGCAATATCGGTATCATGGAACTGATTAAGTTTAAAAGTAATGCTAGTCCAGAACAGAAAAAACAGTTTGATGACCATGTGAAGAACAAGCGCCACAAAGACGCATGGAAGATGGTCCAAGACGTTACAGGAGTCAAACTACATAAGAGTGTGCATGAAGAAATTAAACCTGATATCCTGCCTAAATCTGGCGCAGGTGCATGGGGAACAGATACTCTGGCAAACAACTATAAAAAAGGCACGCCAGGCCAAAACATTACCTCATTTAAAGACTACAAGACAACTAAGTAAACCAACTGGAGTATATTATGAAAGATTTGATAATCGGTGCAAGTACCAACTATGATTGGGACAAATTAAAATATTGGATTAATTCCATTAATAAATCGGGATTTGAAGGTGATAAAGTCCTGATTCTAATGAACTGTGATGCCGCCACAGTTAAAAAAGTTAACGCAGCAGGTTTTAAAGTTATTGGATTCAATCAAGATTCCGATGGTAACTTGACCTACAAATCAGAAATGCCAATCCACGTTGAGCGATTTGGCCATATCTACGAATATCTCCGCAAAAATGAATATCGTTACGTCATTACGACAGACGTAAAGGATGTTATTTTCCAATCCAACCCTATTGACTTCTTAGAAGCAAATTGCCTTAGACATAATCTGGTGTTTTCTTCTGAGAGCATGTTATACAAAGACGAACCTTGGGGCAACCAAAACCTGTTGGAGACTTTTGGCCCTTATGTACACGGAATTTACAAAGAAAATGAAATCTATAATGTTGGTGTTCTTGCTGGTACTGGCTCTGCGGTGCGTGATTTGGCAATTAACATCTTCACCATGGCAGCAAACTGTCCGATACCAATTTGCGACCAATCAACATTTAACTTCATGGTCTCTATGAGTCCTTATAAAGAAACTTCTCTTTATACTCAATCAGAAACAGGTTGGGCTTGCCAGTTGGGCACAACAGCAGACCCTAGTAAGATTAATCAATTTAAACCACATCTGTTAGAACCATCTCCTTCTATGTACCGAGGTATTGTGACCACATCAAAAGGAATTCCATACCATATTGTTCATCAATATGATAGAGTGCCTGAAATGCGCCGGATGATTGAGGAGAAATACGGTGAGTAACGCATTAGTAATGGCAGGTCATGTAAGAACCTTTAAAAGTATCGCAGAAGAACTAACACATTTTATTCGCTTCAATGAATTGGATGTGTATCTGTATATTTGGGATGAAGGCAACCAAGATGAAATTGATTTTGTTGTTAAGACTTTGAAGCCAATTAAATGGAAGGCAGAGAAGAATGAAATTTATCTGCCAGAATTCCTTGAGGCTGAACAAAGAATCGTAACAAAAAATCCAAAAGAACTTATTACACCAGATAAAAACTTTGCAACACTATCGATGCACTTTGCACGTAGAAAAGCATTTGAGTTGATTGAAAAAGAATATGATAATGTTGTATTCTCCAGATTTGATACACATATGAATGCCTTCAGAATCAAAGCAATTGTTTCTGAATTTCCTGATGCAGTTGTTACACCAACCAATGAGCAGTATGGTATGGTGTCTGATATCTTTGCTATTGTTCCATGGAAATATGCAGACAACTACTTCTTCTACCCACGAGCAGAAGATATCTTGTCACGTAGATTCAATAAGAAAATGAAAGAATGGTTATCAGTTAAATTCTATTGGGAAAATGCTCAAAGAGATATCCGTTTACATGATGAGAATAGATATTGCCCACACATGTTGTGTATGAGAAACTTTTTTGAAACAAACACACCATATACTGTTGTTGATTTGCCTGTATTTTTAAGAAGATGATATGAAAATTGCTTTATGTTTATCTGGCCAAGCCAGAAGTTTCAAACAAGGTTATGAATACTATAAAAGAAACCTATTAGACAAACACGATGTGGATATATTCATTCACACATGGGAAGCTGAAGGCCTTGAAGAACTCCGTCAGTTGTATAAACCTGTAAAGATGGTGGTTGAGAAACCATTGGTTGGTGATTTTGATAAGAAGTACACAAACACACCAAATGCACAGGCACACCCATCACGCTTCACGGTGGCTATGTTGTATTCTATTTTCCAAACTATGTTGTATAAGACAGAACAGGAAATGGATAAAAAGTTTCTGTATGATTGGGTTATCAAGTCACGTACAGATTATGCCTTGAATGTGGAGATTCCATTTGCAGATTTGGATCCAACTAAGTTGTATATTCCAAATTGCAGAATGGTGCCTGAACGTGATTTTGGTAATGACCAATTTGCATTTGGTAATTCAAATGTGATGAATCGTAGAATGTCAATTTACTTGAATATGGAACACTACTATGACCAAGGTGTTCAGATGATTGGTGAAGATATGATGAGAGCTCATCTACACCACCACAGTCTTATTGGTGAGAATCTAGTTTATGTGAACATGAACAACCCATTTCCACCTGGCCAATTTAACGGCACTTGGCATAGTTTAATTAGGGATGATGCTGCCGAATGGAAGAAAAAGTAATTAAAGAACTTAAAGGACATTCTGGTAGTAAAATCTATCTAATGTCTGATAAGTATAAAAAATTCATTAGAAAAGTTGGTAACACAGAAAGAAACTACGAGAGGTTAATTTCTCTCGCTGGTTATTATCCTGTACCTAACATCTTTGAATACAAAGACCCCGTGTTGGATATGGAATATATTCATGGCCTAGACATGAAGAACTATTTGTTATCTGGTTCAACACAGAATTTAACCAATTTTCTATTAGATATATTAAGTAGTTTTGCGGATAGTGTGGTTGACAAAGACTACACAGAAGTGTATAATAAGAAGTTGGAATGGGTTGATAAAGAAGATTTGCCTTTTACCAAAGATGAATTGATTGCTAAGTTGCCTAAAATTCTACCACAGTCACAGTATCATGGTGATTTGACTTTGGAGAATATACTGCATACAAGCAACGAATTCTATATGATTGACGCAGTTACTATTGAATATGATTCATACATATTTGATATTGCTAAACTCAGACAGGATTTAGAATGCAAATGGTTTCTACGTGATACAAACCTGATGTTAGATGTTAAGTTGTCAAGCATTCAGAAAAGAATTCTAAAAGAGTTTCCATTAGCCAACAATGATTATATTCTAATATTGATGTTGTTGCGAGTATACCTACACACAAAACCAGGCGACATGGAAAGACAATTTATAGTGAAAGAGATTAATAGATTATGGAAGTAATTGTACCGGCCGCAGGCCTATCAACTAGGTTTCCAAATATGAAACCAAAATATCTTCTGTTAGATAAAAATGACAGAATGATGTTAGCTAAATCCATCAACCCATATTTGTCTGAGGGTCACAATGTTACTGTTGGTATTCTTCAGGCACACATTGACAAATACGATTCTTACAACCTTTTAAAGGCTCAGTTTGGTGATAAGATTAACATTATTGTTATTCCAAAAGTAACAAGTGGTCCTGCTGATACTGTTTATCAGATTATTAAGGCTGCAAATATACCTGAAGACTCTGAGTTTTTGATTAAAGACTGTGATAGTTACTTCACACATACCAATACACCTGGCAACTATGTCTGTATTAGTAGAATTGCAAACCATTTCATGTTAAGTAATTTGGCTGCCAAGAGTTTCGTGGTTTCAAATGAACAAGGCATTATTACTGATATCATTGAGAAGAAAGTGGTATCTGATAAGTTTTGTGTTGGTGGTTATAAGTTTGAATCCATCAAACTCTATGTTGATACATATGAGAAATTAAATAGTAATGTACATAATGAAATTTTTGTTTCACACATCATACAAGAATGCCTAATGAACGATTGTATCTTCTTTGAGAAGGATGTACAAGGTTATAATGATGTTGGAACAATAGAAGATTGGCGAAAATATAATGAGTCTCTTACCTGATAAAAACCTAATCATTGTCACATCGGCATTGGCACCAAACATAGGTGTTATTCCAAATGAAGACAGATATAAACAAACGATTGATTCGTTGGTGTCTCTACGTAAACACTTTCCAAATGATATCATTTTATTTACTGATGGTTCACCAAATGAAGTTGACCAAAAATGGTTAGAAAACATTTCAAACCATGCCGACATTATGGCAGTGTGGCACCAAGACAAAGATGTGAACCACTATGCAAGCGGTGGTATGAAAAGTCAGGCTGAACTTGTGTTGTTAATGAAAACAATTAATGTGTTGTACAACAATCCAGACTTGATGAGTATGATGCATAGTGTTAAACGTATCTTTAAATACTCGGCACGTACAGTATTGCTTGATGAGTTTGATTTAAAAGAGTATGATGGTCTATTTGGAAAGTATGTGTTTAAGAAGGCCATTCCATCTTGGATGCCTGATGAAGCTAAGTTGATGTTAACAGACCACTTGTACATCACTAGGATGTATTCATTGTGCCCATCATTGGTGAAGGATTACATGGCAACTTTGATGGCTTGTTTAGAAAATACTAATCAAGGAATGGATACAGAACACGCACACCACATGAACATAGATAAACGATACGTGATTGAATTTGATAAACTGCATTGTTCTGGCATAATGGCCAGTACAGGCGCAACTGAGGTATATTAATATGGATTTAAAAGAATACTGGCTAAACAACAACGGCAAAAAGATTACAAAGTGGACTCATTACTTTTGGGTATATGACCGACACTTTGCGGCACTACGAGATAAACCAATTAAGATGTTGGAGATTGGTGTATTGAATGGTGGTTCATTGGAAATGTGGAAGAAATACTTCCATCCTGATAGTACAATCGTAGGTATTGATATTACACCTAGTTGTAAAGACTTTGAAGATGCTGAGAATAATGTTCATGTCCGCATCGGTGACCAATCTGATCCAGAATTCTTACAAAGCCTTGTAGATGAATTTGGTGAGTTTGATTTGGTTTTGGATGATGGCAGTCACCATGTTGACCATGTGAACAAAACATTCCAGTCCTTGTATCCAAAGATTGCTAAAGATGGTGTTTACTTCATTGAAGATACACATGCGGCATATTGGAATTCTCATGGAGGTTCTATTGACCATCCAGATTCAATCAACAATGTGGCCAAGACCATGATTGATAAGTTGAATGCAGACCACACCAAAGGTCAAATTGCACCAGATTTCTTCACACATGAAACAAAGTGCATGTCGTGTTATGATAGTATTGTGGTGTTTGAGCGTGGTAATGTGGGTGCTAAAATTCCACAAGAGTATGGTGGACCAAAATCTGATGAGGTTTTGATTATCAGAACTCACTAAATACTAAATAAGACATTAACAACTGCTGCAGAGGCGGGACATGAAATTTAGAGAATTTATTACTGAGAATAAAGAGAAACATGCGGTCATGGCGTTTGGCCGTATGAATCCACCTACAACCGGACATGAAGTCTTGGTCAATAAGGTTAAATCGGTTGCAAAACAAGTTGGTGGTTCCCATCACATCATTCTGTCTCATTCACAAGATGCCGCTAAGAATCCTCTTACTGCGGCACAAAAAGTAAAACATGCCAAAAGGTTCTTTCCAGATACAAACATATCTGTTGCAACCAAAGAAGAACCAAACTTCCTAACACAAGCAGCCAAGTTACACAAACAAGGTGTAACACATCTACACATGGTCGCAGGCGCTGACCGTACCGCAGAGTACCACAAACTGTTGCACAAATACAACGGGACACATGAAGGTGCTCTTTTCAACTTCAAAAAGATAACTGTACATAACGCAGGTGAACGTGACCCTGATGCTGAAGGTACAGAAGGCATGTCCGCTTCAAAGATGCGTAAACATGCAGGCTCTGGTAATTTTGATGACTTTAAACAAGGCATTCCAAAACATGTGCCAGAACACCATGCGAAAGAATTATTCCGTGATGTTCGTAAAGGCATGAGCATTAAAGAGTCTATTGACCTTAACGAAGAATTTGAAATTCTTTTGGAAGGCGTACACGACCAATCCATCTTCAAAGCTATCTTCTTAGCAGGTGGTCCTGGTTCTGGTAAAGATTATGTGTTAGACAATACACTTGATGGTCAAGGTTTAACAGAAATTAATTCAGACAAGGCACTTGAGTTCTTAATGGACAAAGAAGGTCTTGATAAGATGATGCCTGTTGGCGAAACAGAGAAACGTGACTTTGTTCGTGGTCGTGCAAAGAACATTACAGAGTTGCGTCAACAACTTGCACTATTAGGTCGCAATGGTTTGATTATCAATGGTACAGGTGATGATGTAGCTAAAACAAAACGCATCAAAGACCAATTAGAAAAACTTGGTTACGATACTGCCATGTTGTTGGTGAATACAAGAGATGATATCTCCGCTCAAAGAAATATTGAACGTGGCCAACGTGGTGGTCGTGCGGTACCAGAACCAATTCGTAAAGAAAAGTGGGATAGTGTACAGTTAGCACGTACTGAATATGCTCAAATGTTTGGTGATAAGTATAAAGAATTTGATAACTCTGAAGACTTGAGGCAAGCTGATCCTGAAACAGTTAAGGCAAAGAAGTCTGAGCTGTTACAATTATATACAGGTTTTAAAGAATTCGTTTCTACACCACCACAGTCAGAAGAATCTAAATTTTGGGTTGCTAATGAGTTGGATAAGAAAGACACTTTACCAGTTCAAACTGATGGTGCTGAACAACTGCCTGCGTCTGATGATGCAACTGGTGAAGAAGCTAGAAAACTCGGTCTACAATACTATGGTTTTGGTAGATATGGCAGAAATGGTAAAGTTACACATCGTTCTGTACATGGTCAATTGGTTTTGGTCAATAAAGAAGAACCAAAACAACCAAAGATTCCTGTGAGTAGTTCATCACAGAAACCTGTTAAACCGGTTGTTAAAGAATCATCTGATTTGATATATGAAGATGGTTTGTTACGAGACAAGGCCGGTAAATTGCGTGTCTTCATGCTTAGAAATACTGCAGCAAAAGAAGCACACACTAAAAATGGAACCATTATTAAACACAATAATGGTTATGTTGTTAAACTTAATGGAGAAAATAAAAATGCTAAATTATCTGAAGAAATTATTTCAAACCAAACCAAAAGAACAAGCTCCTTTGGTGAGTCCAGTTCTGGAAGAAATCGTAGTACCGGTGCCAGTGATAGAACCAACACCGGAACCAGTGCCAGTTCCAGTACAGGAAGTTGTTGTGGAACCAGCACCTGCACCTGTGACACCAAGCCAACCACCGAAGAAACAACCCGTAGCAAAATCACACTTGCAGAAATCCGCACCCGCCAAAAAGAAAAAGTAATTGAGTCTATCAATAATGGTGAATCTGGTCTTTCGATGGCTGCATCTGGTGAGAACCTTGGCCGTGATACAACAAGAATTAAGACACTAAAGAAACCATTAGAAGAACTGACTGGCGATGAAACAACCATGAGTATCGGTGACCAAAAAGAAGGCGAACTGAAACGAATTGGTATTAATCTTAAAACATTTAAATCTAAAAAGGTTATAGGATGAAATCATTTAAAGCATTCATAACAGAAACGCCTGCTTGGACACGTAAAGAGGGCAAGAACCCTGAAGGTGGTTTAAACCGCAAGGGTATTGAATCTTATCGCCGTGAAAATCCAGGTTCTAAACTATCGATGGCAGTTACAACTAAGCCATCAAAATTGAAGCCTGGTTCTAAGGCCGCAAATCGTAGAAAATCATTCTGTGCTCGTATGGGCGGCATGGAAGGCCCAATGAAAAAACCTAATGGTGAACCAACTCGCAAAGCCCTTGCACTCAAAAAATGGAATTGCTAAATGTCAACTAACACAACATTCAAAATCTTTACCGACAAAATGGGCGGTACAAGAGCCAACACATATATTGGTACAACTGGTGAAGTATTTTATGATGTAGACGGCACATCAGCAATGAGGCTATCTAATGGCGTAACACCTGGTGGTATACCATTTGGCGTTTCTTCTGTTAGTGCATCATATGCTCCTGAATTTAAAACTGTTTCTGGTAATACGTTACCTGGTACCGTAACAACTGGCGCTTATGTTAAACAAGGTGCAATTGTTCATTTTAGAGTCAATGTTAATTTTGCAAATACATCAGATTTTGGAAGTGCTAGTCAATATAAACTAACATTGCCTTTTCCTGCGGCAGCAACAGTAACAATTCGTGGTGGATCATTGCACAGTAAACCTGCTAATCCAGCAAACAATGCAATATATCACATTGCTGGAATTACTGACATTGAAGAACCTGCTTCTTCAAATACGGAGATGTTACTTTATTATTCTGGTAGTACAACAGACTTAGCATGGAAATCAACTACGCCAGTTAATGCAACATCAAATGTTAGCCATTTTGATATTAGTGGTGCTTATGAAACGTCATCACTAACCGTATAATTTAATAAAAACAAAAACAGGAGAAACTCATGTATTCAGATAACAAACAAATTCGTGATGTAGCAGATGTTGCTGCACGAATCATGGCTGGTTTACCACCACTTGAAGAAAAATTGCATCCAAATCAACAAAAGATTGATGTGGTTGACGATGAAAAGATTGATGGTAAAGATTTTGCCAAACTTCGTAAGATGAAGAAGGAAGAAATCGAGATTGAAGAAGAAAGTCATCAATCTAAGACTACAATGAAACACATTCCAAATCCAACACCTGCACAAAAACAAGCAGCTAAAGATATTAAACCCGGCGTTGGCGGTTATCGTGACCGTATTGATATGCTTAAAAGTGCCGGCGTTAAAGAGGAAGTTGAAGCAATCGATGAAGTTAAGATGGCTGATTTGCCATCAACTAAAGTTCAAGGTCGTGCATATGGTTCATCTAAACCAGAAGCAAGTGCATTTGATGTACTAAAAGGACCAAAAGATAAAGAATTGAAATCTATTGAGTCTGAGAAGAAGAAAAAGAAAATGTCTGAAATGGTTGCCACATATAAAGATGGCGGCATGAAGGCATTCTTTGAGTCTATTGAGAAAGAGGAAATGATTTCTGAAGAACCTGATTCTGCTCAATTTGCAAAAGAATTGGAAGACCAAAAGAAACGTGCAGCTGGTACTAAACCACAAGCTGAAGTTGCTAAACCATCCGTTCAAGCAGTTCAACAAGAAAGAATTGAAATTACCGATGAAATGATTTTTGAAGTTCTTGAAAATGCTGGTATTGATTTTGAATCATTGAGTGATGATGAATTGCAAATAGCTGCAAATGAGGCATATGAAGTTCTTCATGAAATTTCAACAAAGACTTTAGCTAAAGCCGCTAGTGCTGCTTCTGACCCTGATGCAGACTATCATTATGGTAAGTCACACGACCCGCAAAAGTTTGCAGACCATGCTAAAAAGACTAAAGATGCAAAATCAGCAGCTGCTGTTCAAGGTGCCGCTGATGCGAAAGGCCACTATACAAGACCAGGGCATAGTCTTGGGTCCTATGATAAACTTGCACACAGAACTCCTGCTCGTGTGACTGGTGTTGGAAAAGCAAATAAACAAGATGTTAACAAATTAAAAAAGAGTATAAGTCTAAATGCTGAAGCAACTGAACAAGACATTTACGTTATCGATGCAGATTTGGCTAATGGTGTAGATGCTGTTAACATTGAAGAACGTACATTGACTGCCGGTGAGACAAAGAAGAAAGAAGAAATTGTTAAATCTATGAAAAAAGGTTTGGCAGGTTTCAAAGAGCGTTATGGTGACCGTGCTAAGAATGTCATGTATGCAACCGCCACTAAAAATGCCATGAAAGAAGAAAAAGAAGACCATCATCAAAAAGGTTACGACCATGTGCGTGAGCCTATTTCTGATGAACCATATCTCGATAATGCTCGTGTAAGATTTAACGAATTAAAAAAACAAAATCCTCATAAAAAAGGATCTCAAGAGCACAAAGATTGGCATTCTGGAGCATCAGCTGCATATGAAGAACATAAAGACATATTAAGAGGCAAATAAATGAAAACGTGGTCTGAGTTTCTTACTTTACGTGAAAGGTGTTGGCCTGGTTACAAATCTGTGCCAGGTAAAAAAGCATATTCACCTGGTTCTTGCGTAAAAGAATCTCCTACTATTGAAGAAGATTTGCGTAAATGGTTTAGTAAAACGGATCCAAAAGGTGGTTGGAAAAGGATCAATAGTAAGGGTGAAGCAATTGGCCCTTGTGCAAGAGAACCTGGTGAACCTAAGCCTAAGTGTATGTCTAACGAAAAGAGAGCTTCTTTAAGTAAAAAAGAAAGAGCATCTGCCGTTGCGTCTAAAAGAAAACATGACCCTAATCCTGAAAGAAAGGGTCCACCAATAAATGTGTCTAACTTTGGAAAAGGAAAGATAAGCGAAGATATGGAAAACTTAAACGAAAAAAATGTACCAACAAGTCCAGAAAAATGGGCTCAGGCAAAAGCACAGGCTAAATCTAAGTTTGATGTTTACCCTTCTGCTTATGCCAATGGTTGGGCTGCAAAGAAATATAAAGCAATGGGTGGCGGTTGGAAATCAGTCAATGAAGTTAAAGAAGTTGGAGATGATCCAACTGGTGATATCCCACCTGATAATCTTGTAAGAAAAGGCACTAAGGTTGTTGCTAAGCAGACGCAATTTGAAGAAACAGAGATGCTTGATGAACTATCTAACAATTTGTTATCTCGTTACAAATCTGCTGCTACTAAACAATCTTCAAGTCTTGGTAAAGAAATGCAATCTGATTCCAGTAAGACCAAAAAGAATACAGAACTACAGAACAAGAGGTTTTCAGGTACTATGAAAGCAACCACTAAACAATTTGCTAACGATATGAAAAACGAAGCTAAGGATCCTGGTGAATATGACCAAGAAGGTGACATGGCCATGACACAATTGCGTAGTATTATTTACCACGCACAAGAGTTGCATGACCAATTAGATAAGGATGACAATCTTCCAGAGTGGGTTCAGTCTAAGATTACTTTAGCGCAAGATTATATGCAAACTGCCCATGATTACATGTACTCACAGAAGAATGTAACAGAAGAAGTTGAATTGACTGAAGGTCGTCCATCACAACGCCATCCATTGGAAGGCCATGAGTATCACAAAAAATCTGATGAGGCTTTGGTTCACATTGCTAAAGATGCACATGCAGCCGCTGAAGCAATGAAGTCACACAATCCAACTGCTGAGAACAAGTATCGTGACCAAGCCAATGATTCTGCAACAGTAAGACACTATCGTAAGACACATGGTATGGCTGATTGGTACAAAAAGAAGTATGGTCACATAAATGAAAGTGATGCATACGATAAAGATGTTAAACCTTCTGATAAACCACATGATAAAGAAGCCGCTGCAAAGCGTGCTAAAATTGCCGCAGTAATGGCAAGAAAGAAAATGGCTAAAGAAGAAGTTGAACAATTGGATGAGTTGTCACCTAGTACCTTACAGAGTTACAAAGTTGCTGGCCACAAGAAGTATGATAGTATTAGAAATAATACTGATGCTGATTCGATGGCTAAGAAATCTAAATTGGAAAAAGGTATTAAAACTGCTCATGCCAAGCAATTTCCATCTAAACCTGCAGCACCTGCACCAAAGAAAGACCCTAATAGTCGTGGTTACGAACAAGGTCGTTATATGGGCGACAGCGTTGAACATGATGAATCATTAATAGAGGGTGAAAGTTGGAAGGTAGATACAGGTTGGAAAAAATCTAAGTCGGATGAAGTTACAGATAAGTCTGGTGCAAAACATACAGCAATGTCTAGAGCAAAACATTTGGCCAAAATGGCTGCAAAGAAAAATGCCAATCCAACTAAGTCAATGCGTGAAGATGCAGAACCTGTTGAGAAAGAACCTGAAGAAGCACCAAAGAAAAGTCGTAAGGCTCAAATTGTTAAAGATGCTAAGAAATCTAAAACCGCATCAGCTGATAAGTTTCAATCGGAACCAGAATTAGGTTCCACTATCACTAAAAATTATTGAGTGGTTGACAGGTATAAATAAACAATCAAATCAGACAAATAGGAGAACAATATGTCTTTATGGGGAAATTTAGATGCCGCTAACAATGCGCCAAAGTTTGCTGGCACTGGCGGTATCGGCTTAACAGCCAACACACAACAATTATTTTCAAACACAACATTTGCTACAACAAGCACTTCTTTAGGTATAGCAGGCCAAGCAACTGGTGTCTTTGGCATTAGTGTTACAGAAACAGCCAACACAGGCGGCGGCAGAGCCAACACAGCTGGCGCTCATGCTGGTTGGGTAATGCGTAAAGAAGGCACTGGCGGTCGTGCTGGTCGTATTCAAACAGAAACATTGGTTGCTATGGGCTCAATGACTGGTGACTTTGCAACTGCAAACACCACTTATCCAGGTATCTAATGCGATTCTCTGAATATATCCGTGAGATGGAAATTGGTGCGGTCTCAGGGCCTGCACCAACACCAGCACTCATGGATACAAATTTAGATAGTCTGAATAAGCGTTTGGATTATGATACTGATGAAAAGTTTTTATCTCCTGAGTCTGGTATACAAAGGATTCGTAGAGTGTTGCACTTGTATGGTTATGACATGCCAGCACTTTACGATGCCGATCCAGAAGGAGATGAGGTGGTACTCGACCTAGATACGGATTTAGGCGTGTACATTTTATATACTCTCACCGATGATAATGATTATGAGTTTTATGCTGAGATTGGCCATGAAAGTCGTATGCAAGAGCTTTTATCGGATGAGGGAGAACCAGAAGAAGAATAAATGTCCTTTGATGATTTGACAAATGAAAATATAATGATGTATGCAATGAAAGCTTATGATAGGCCTAATTGTATAATGAGTGAGTTTAAAGACGATTTAAAACGATTTAATTACCTAAAGAGATTATTCCTTAGGTACCGTAAATATGATGAAATGAGAGAACAACTGGTAATAAACCATCTAGTCGTTCTCTATAACGTTTTTGGACCAGAAGTTGCAACAAGAATGTTGTTTTTCAAAATGTCAAAAGAAGACTATTCGGCACTTAAAACATACTTGATATTTTTAAGTATTATGCCAGATAGAGTGAAAGGTATTAAAGGACATGATATCATATCTTCGGAGATTCCTGTAGACCAAAAAGTTGTGGATGTATTAAGGGATATCAAATGAAACCGGTTAAAGAAGATGTTGGTGCCGGTGTACCAACAAATAATGTAAGTGGCGGCCAAGTAGCCGCTCTTGGCGTTGGCCCACAAGGTGAACCTGGCGTTAAGAAGAAAAAGAAGGGTGTTCCTTCTTTCACAACATTCATTAAGAGAAAAGCGAATGTGGCTTCTTAATTGGTTACCAAATTGGATATTCTATGCGATGGGGTTAATCGGTGTATTAACCTTGGTGGTTACATATTTCATTAAGTTCTTACCAATTCCATTCGTTTACATGTACAAAACTCCATTGCAGTTGTTATCGATTGCAATGATTGTTATTGGCACATTCATGGCTGGTGCAATATATGATAATGAAGCATGGCTTGCCCGTGTCAAAGAATTAGAAGCTCAGGTAGCTGAATCTGAAAAGAAATCTGTCGAGAAAAATGTAGAGATAGTAGAGAAGATTGTACATAAAGAAAAAGTCATCAAAGAAAAAGGTGACGATATCATTAAGTATATTGACCGAGAAATAGTTAAAAAAGAAGAAGTTATTAAGTACATTGAAAACTGTCCAGTACCAAAGGACATTATTGATGCACATAACGCAGCAGCTGCAATGGGTAAAAAATGAAAGCTGTTATATTAACTATTACTTTTTTGTTGTCTGGTTGCACTATGTTTGTTCCTGTCAAAAGGAATTTCCCCGAAGCACCTGTTACTTTAATGGTTAAATGTCCTCAGTTAGAAACTGTACAAGGTGATAAAGTTGCTATAACGGATATGTTGAAGACTATTGTTAACAACTACCGTTTATATTACGAATGCTCTAATCGTGTTGAAGGTTGGGGTGATTGGTACGTAGAACAAAAGAAAATATTCGATAGTGTTAAATAAAGGATAAGATATGAAACTAATAATTATTCCATTGAGCCTTCTATTGTTAGTTGGCTGCGCTAGTAAAGATTATGCAGTATATGTTGATGCTCAAAAGTCTATGTCTAAAGACCTAACAATCAGCGAGACCGCAAGACTTGCCGCTTTGACAGATATGGCAAAGAATTCCGATCCAGCAGTTCGTGCTACTGGTATCATGTTACTGCAACAACTACAACAAGGTAGTAAAACTGTCACAGTTGAACCACCTAAGAAGAATTGGTTAGGCCTTTAAGGATACAAAATGGAATTAACAGTACAACAATTAAAACAACTATTACCAAAGAATCCATATGTGGATCATTGGCACCATGCATTAGAACAGTTATTGCCTGACTATGAAATCAATACACCAGAACGTATTGCAGCCTTCATTGCTCAATGTGCTCATGAATCTGGTGGTTTCACGGCACTCAAAGAGAATTTGAATTACAAAGCCGCATCTTTACGTAAACTATTTCCAAAGTATTTCCCTGATGATGCAACAGCAAGCCACTATGCATCACTACCAAACAAACAAGAAGCAATTGCGAACCGCATCTATGCCAGTCGCATGGGTAATGGTGATGAGGCCTCTGGTGATGGTTATCGGTTCTGTGGTCGTGGTCTGATTCAATTGACCGGCCGTGATAACTATACATTTTTTGCAGGCAGCTTAGAAATTTCTGTAGAAGAAGCAACTGAGTATTTGGCCACATTTGAAGGTGCCGCTCAATCAGCATGCTGGTTCTGGGAAACAAACAAACTTAATCAATGGGCAGACAAAGGTGATATTGTTACATTGACTAAGAGAATCAATGGCGGTACTATTGGACTTGAAGACCGTATCAAACATTATGAACACGCATTACATGTCTTAGGAGTTTAAGATGGCCAAAGAAGTTAAAGAAGTAAAGAAAAAAGACGAAGATTGGATGACCAAAAAGTGGCGTCCAATGATGGCGATGATGTACATGGTATGCTGTCTTTTCGACTTTGCTTTATTTCCAATCATGTTCACAGTTGTTCAGTTCTGGGAAGTTCAGGCTGCTAATGATGCATTCAGACAATGGGTTCCAATTACATTGCAAGGCGGTGGATTGTTTCACGTTGCAATGGGTGCCGTATTAGGTGTTTCAGCATATGGTCGTACACAAGAAAAGGTTGCAGGTGCAGCAAATGTTTCAACCGGTTTACCAACAGGCGGAGTTTCAACACCTACACTATCTTCAGCAGTACCAATGCAAACCAGTTTTAACGCACCAATGCAGTCAAATGCTTACGCACCATCATTTGGCACACCAACAGGTTTCAACGGAACTTCACAACAAGATTTCAATCAACAACCAATCTCAGTAACAGTAGGCTTTGGCGGTAAAATGGCGCCACCAGCTGCACCTCAACCATTACTCTAAGGAACTATTATGAAAAAAATTATATTTGTAGCAGGTTTATGTTTGGCATTATCAGGTCAGGCAATGGCTGAAGGTGAGACAAAGAAAGTTTGCGTTGACGTTAAAGACAAAGCAGGTAAGGTTGTCAATGACGCCAAAACAGGTAAACCAAAACAGTCTTGCAAAGAAATGAAAGTCCATAAGAAGTTGGAAGGTACTAAAGTGCCTGAGAAGAAGTAATGTCTGACCAAGAGCTTGTTGACTTAAAGGTAGATGCTGGTGTTTTAAAGACCCAAGTATCGACAATAATCATCCTTTGTGATAAGATGGACAAAGTTATTGAAAAGTTAGCTAACGCTCAAGAAAAGATTGTCGAACAAATTTATACCGATATGAGAAAACGAGAAGATGAAAAGGACGCTGATGTGAAAGAATTACATTCACGAATTACCACAATCAGCCGTGAGTTATCTGATAAGGTAGAATTAACTGAGCGTAGGATTATGGATGAAATCAAATGCCTACGCAACGACATTGCCGAACACAACAAGAAAGAAGATTCTGAACTGAAGAAGATTCTCGAATGGAAATGGATGGCTGCAGGTGGTATAGTGGCACTTGCGTGGTTGTTCTCACATGTTAACCTAGATATGCTCGGCAAATTAGTTAATTAAACTTGACAAACACCTTCGAGTGTGTTATATTATGAGTCTATGTCAATATCTACAGATTCAAAATATATCAAACTGGTGTCTTCCCGCTTGCGTAACTTCAAGCAGAAAGATGCCTATCTATGGAACTTCTCTTGCCCTATTTGTGGTGACAGCCAAAAGAACAAATTAAAGGCAAGAGGGTATGTGTTCAAAAAAGGCAATGATTTATTCTATCGTTGCCACAACTGTGGTTCTGGAGTAAATCTTGCCAACCTTCTCAAGCATGTCGATTCAGCCTTGCACAAAGAGTACGTTCTTGAAAGATACAAATCAGGAGAATCGGGAGCGACACGCCTTCTACCAGAAGCGATTTCAGTCCCATCTCCAAGATTTGGAAAAGTCGAGAGAGTTCGTACCTACGAAAAGGCAGAATATTGTGACCGCCTTCAAAGTGGACATTTTTGTTTAGAGTATCTCCAACGCAGGCAGATACCTGAGAAGTATTACAAATCGTTACTATTTACTAATAAGTACAGACAATTTGTAATTGAGGCATTTCCTACGAATGATAAAGATATTGTAGATGATGCTCGTCTGGTCATTCCCTTCTATGACCAATACAATGAACTGATTGCTCTATCTGGTCGTGCATTAGAAAATTCTAGTGACAAACTACGATATGTGACAGTTAGAACCAATGATAGTACAGACAAACTTATCTATGGTTTGGATAGAGTCGACCTAACCAAACCAGTTAAGATTGTAGAAGGTCCTATCGATTCCCTTTTCCTTAATAACTGTGTTGCCTCTGGTGATTCAAGTCTAGCTATTGCTGCTAAATTTGTTGATGCAGAACAAAAAATATTATTATTTGATAATGAACCTCGAAATAAAGAGATTGTGAAGTTAATGCAAGATGCAATCAAATTAGGTCACAATGTTGTCATTTGGCCTAATACTATGAATGGCAAGGATATTAATGAGATGGTGATGAATGGCATTTCGGTGGATGAAATAGAAAGTATTATAAGTAGTAACACCTTCACAGGTCTTGAGGCGCAAGCCAAATTTACATTTTGGAAGAAAATATGAAGATAGAATTGATTAGTTATTCTCAACGTCCAGCTGGAGTTGACCACGATGATACGTTAACAGATTTGGTAGCATACTGTGCAAGGGTCTCAAACCCAAGTAATCAGAACAATAAAGATACCGCTGAGAAGTTGATTCGCTATTTGGTCAATAACCAACATTGGTCGCCACTTGAGATGGTGAGTATGTGTTTAGAAATCGAAACTACACGGGATATTGCAAGGCAAATGCTGAGACACAGGTCATTTTCATTCCAAGAATATAGTCAACGATATGCTGACCCTACAAAGGACTTGGAATTTGTAACAAGAGATGCTCGCAAACAAGATAATAAAAATAGACAAAACAGCATAGACTTAGACATTCAAAATAACGATTCGGATAGGTTCCTACAATATCAATGGGAACGTATGCAAGAAAATGTTATTAAACAATCTCAAAATGCTTACGAATGGGCAATAGTAAAAGGTATTGCCAAAGAGCAGGCTCGTGCAGTATTACCAGAAGGCCTGACTGTTTCACGTTTGTATATGAACGGAACTTTGCGTTCTTGGATTCACTATATACAACTCCGTTCCGCTAACGGCACACAAAAAGAACACATGGACATAGCACTCAAATGTGCAGAAGTAATTGCCAAAGTATTTCCGATGGCAAATGAGTATATCACAAAATAATAATAATTGGAGTAATAATGAATATCATTCATGGTATTAAGGTAGACTATTCTCGGGACAATTTGTTCGATGAATTGGGTCATAAAAGATTAAAAGAAAGCTACATGAAGGAGGATGAGGTATCACCACAAGAAAGGTTTGCTTATGTTTCAAAATCGTTTGGGTCTAACGAAGCACATGCACAACGTTTGTATGAGTATTCTAGTAAGCATTGGCTTTCCTATTCTACACCTGTGCTCAGTTTTGGGCGTTCTAAGCGTGGCTTGCCTATATCATGTTTCTTACCTTATCTACACGATAGTGCAGAAGGCCTTGTCGATTGTTTGGCGGAAGTAAATTGGCTCAGTATGCTGGGCGGAGGAGTTGGAATTGGAATTGGAATCAGGTCTACAGATGATAAAAGCGTTGGCGTTATGCCTCATCTTCGCACTTATGACGCTAGTAGTTTGGCATACAGACAGGGGAGGACGAGGAGGGGGTCTTATGCTGCTTATCTTGATGTTTCTCATCCCGATATTCTTATCTTTTTAGAGATGCGTAAGCCGACTGGTGATCCCAATATGCGATGTATGAACCTACATCATGGTATCAATATTACTGATGACTTCATGCAAATCGTTGAGAGGTGTATGCTAGATAAAGATGCTGATGATTCATGGGAACTAAAAGACCCTAACAACAATGAGGTGCGTGAAGTTGTATCAGCCAAAGACCTTTGGCAACGTATCTTAGAAATGCGTATGCATACTGGTGAACCTTACTTACACTTCATTGATGCAAGTAATCGTGCCATGCCTGAGTTTCAAAAGAAACTAGGCCTAAGTATTAAACAATCGAATTTGTGTAGTGAAATTATATTACCGACTGATAAAGACCGTACTGCTGTATGTTGCTTATCGTCACTAAATTTGGAGTATTATGATGATTGGAAATCTGACAAACTTTTTCTTCGGGACGTTGCTGAGATGCTTGATAACGTTCTCCAGTATTTCATTGATAATGCTCCTGACAGCATATCAAGAGCAAAATATTCAGCTAGCCGTGAACGCTCTATTGGTATTGGCGCCCTCGGCTATCATGCTTATCTACAGAAGAATTCAATCCCGTGGGAATCAGCATTGGCAACAGGCCGAAACATTCAAATCTTCAAATACATAAGAGAACAATTAGATGATGCAAATATCCAATTGGGTACCGAAAGAGGCGAAGCACCCGATGCGGCAGGTACTGGACGGCGTTTCTCTCATATGCTTGCTATTGCTCCTAACGCTTCTTCTTCTATTATTATGGGTAATACTTCTCCCTCTATTGAGCCCTTACGTGCGAATGCGTATAGACAAGATACTCTCAGCGGTTCTTCCTTGAATAAGAACAAGTGGCTTGATAGAATCATCAAGGGACTTACGCAAACTCAAAATGAGTACAATGATATCTGGTCATCTATCATTGCGAATGATGGCTCTGTACAACATTTAACTTGGTTGTCAGATTGGGAGAAAGATGTATTCAAAACCTCAATGGAAATTGACCAACGATGGGTTATTCAACATGCAGCTGATAGACAACAGTATATTGACCAGGCTCAATCATTGAACCTATTCTTTAGACCTGATGTGAACGTAAAGTATCTACATGCAGTACATTTTCAAGCATGGAAACAAGGCCTGAAAACACTATACTATTGCCGTAGTGAGAAGTTGGCCAAGGCAGATAAAGTGTCGAAGCGTATTGAACGCCAAGTTATTGAAGAAATTGACTTGAAAGCTCTTGCGGCCGATGATTCAGTTTGTTTGGCTTGTGAGGGATAAATGTCTCACATTATTGCAAATTTACCACCGGTAAAGTGTTTTGTGCATAAAGAATTCTTATATGATTTTGAAAAAGGATTTGGTGAACTTGTTCCTTGCTGGTGGGTAAGTATTAAATCTCTGAGAGGACAAGCCTTTCGTATTGAATCATATTTAAATGAATATGGTGCTTTGTATGATAAATTGCCAATTAGTGCATACTGTTGGAAACCAATTGAAGGCGAACCGTTACCATTAGATTGTCTGCAATTATGGGATTGTTTAAGTTATGATATTACTGTATTGAAGAAAGCACAACTTCAATCTATGAAATGTAAATTTAAACTAAAGACAGGAGACTGGATGTACGGTGAATATATGTTCACAATAGATTCAGCTCATCCAGATTTTAATGTTATAGATACTGGCTTCTCTGAAGATGTTGAGGACCATAAGTCATATAACTTTATTAAATGTGACAATGGACAATTTGCGTGTCAACCAAATAATAGAATGATTGTATTTGAACCTTCAAGTAATCCTAAAGAATTAAAATATCCAGACTTTAAAGTATCAACCAAAAAATGGTCTGTTGAAACCGAAGCCAAATGGTCTCTCGGTGACACAGACACTTACATGTATGAAAGAAAAGAAAAATGAAAAAAGTAATAAGATTTACCGCCTCATGGTGCCAACCATGTAAAATGTTGGCTAAAACATTAGAAGATGTACAGACCAACTTACCAATTGAAATTGTCGATATTGATAAAGATTCTGATGTTGCAATCGAATATGGCATTCGTGGTGTGCCAACATTGGTTATGGTTGAAGATGGTACGATATTGAAACGCTTAGTTGGTATGCAGAACACAAAACAATTACAGGAATGGTTCAATGATTAAAAAAACTAACAGCCGATTGACCGATGAGCGGTCAGCATTCAAACCCTTTAATTATCCATGGGCATATGATGCATGGTTGAAACATGAACAATCACATTGGTTGCATACGGAAGTACCAATGGCTGAAGATGTTAAAGATTGGAAAAAGAAACTATCTACAAGTGAGAAAGAGTTTTTGACCAATATTTTCCGTTTCTTTACACAAGGTGATATTGACGTTGCAGGGGGTTATGTTAATAATTACTTGCCATATTTTCCACAACCAGAAGTTCGAATGATGTTGTTAGGCTTTGCAGCTCGTGAAGCATTACACATTGCGGCTTATAGCCACTTGATTGAAACTCTTGGCCTGCCTGATACCACATACAACCAATTTATGGAGTATCAGGAGATGAAGGACAAACACGATTATGTGATGAACATCTCAGCTCAGAATACTACAAAAGAAAATACAGCAACACATATTGCCGTGTTCTCAGCATTCACAGAGGGTATGCAACTGTTCAGCTCATTTGTTATGTTGTTGAATTTCCCACGTACAGGTAAAATGAAGGGTATGGGTCAAATTGTTACTTGGTCTATTGTTGATGAAACAATGCATGCCGAGAACATGATGAAGTTATTTAAGACCTATATACAAGAAAACAATGAAATCTGGAATGATGATTTGAAATCTAGAATCTACACCATTGCTGAAAAAATGGTTGAACTAGAAGATAAATTTATTGATTTGGCATTTAGTAGTGGTGAGATGGAAGGTCTTACAGCGGATGAATTGAAGAAATACATCCGTTACATTGCTGATAGAAGACTCATTGGCCTTGGTATGAAAGGCATTTTTAAAGTTAAACGTAATCCACTCCCATGGGTTGAAGAAATGATTAATGCACCAACGCATACTAATTTCTTTGAGAACCGGTCTACTGACTATGCTAAGGCTGCTCATACTGGTACATGGGATAATGTGTGGGCTTAATTTAAATACAACAAAAAAAGGATTAATATGAAAAAATTACTAGTTATCGCACTTATGGTGCCTTTCATTGCTTTTGCTCAGGGCAAACAAAAACCTGGTGTGACATATGATGCAGTATTGACCAGAGTGGTTGATGGTGATACAGTTGCATTTCAAGCCAACTTTCTACCTGAACCACTAAAGAAAGAACTTAGCATTCGTGTCTTTGGTGTTGATACACCAGAGAAAGGCCATCGTGCATTGTGCCCTAGTGAGGCCACAAGAGGTGAAGCTGCAAGTGCTTTCACTAAGGCAGCCGTAAATGCTTCAACTAAGCGCCAAGTTGTCCTAATGGATTGGGACAAGTATGGTGGCCGTGTGTTGGGTGATGTATTACTTGATGGTAAAAGTTTGCGCCAAATGTTAATTTCAAATGGCTTTGCCCGTGAATACTATGGCGAGGCAAAACAAAGCTGGTGTAACTAATGGCTACACTACATCACGTATGCGATAACTGCGATTCACAATTCACAATCAAATATGATGTGGAAAAATGTGAAGATGATCCTCACTTCTGTCCATTCTGTAGCGAATACATACTAGAGAATGACACAGAAGATGAGGATGATTAATGTGGTTATATAACAATATAGAATTTACAGAAGACATGGTTGGTGATTGGTTTGGGTATATCTACGAAATCACCAACCTCATCGATGGCCGCAAGTATGTGGGTAAGAAATTATTCACACGAGCTGGTACAAAACAAATCAAAGGTAAAAAGAAAAAGGTTCGCCTTTCCTCTGGATGGGCGAACTATTGGTCTTCGTCCAGAGAATTGCAAGAAGATGTTAAAAAACTAGGAGAGAAGAACTTCAGTCGTAAGATATTGTACCTATGTAAAACTAGGTCAGAATGTTCATATAGAGAAACTAAGGAGATTTTTATCAGAGATGCACTACTAACCACGGAGTATTATAATAGTTGGGTTTCGTGTAAGATACACAAGGCTCACGTATTGAATAAACTATGAAACATTGTAAAGAACCTGATTCGTTACCTAAGAGAAGGAAAACCATGGCTCGTAAGACAACCGCCAATACAATCATTGAAACCGAAAGAGTTTCAAGACCATCCAATCACCTCAGACTGAGGCTTGATGACCTTAAAACATTTGACCCGTTGACAGAAAATCAAAAACTATTCTTTGATGCATACAAACGTGGAGATTATTTTGTAGCACTACATGGTGTTGCAGGTACAGGTAAAACCTTTTGTGCCTTGTATAAGGCCATTGAAGAAGTGATGGACAAATCAAACCCATTTGCTAAGATTATTATTGTTCGCTCTGCCGTACAGAGCCGTGAGATTGGCCACCTGCCAGGTGATGTAAATGAGAAGATGGAAATCTATCAACAGCCGTATCGCCAAATCTGTGAGACACTATTTGGTCGCAAGGACGCATGGGATAGACTAGAGGAACAAGGCCACATTGAATTCATATCTACATCATTCATTCGTGGTATGTCCTTTGATGATGCTATCATTATCGTGGATGAGATGCAGAATATGACCTTTGAAGAAATAGATACAGTTATGACCCGTGTTGGTTACCGCTCAAAGATTATATGGTGTGGTGATTACAGGCAGACCGACCTGAATAAGAAGAAGAATGACGTAACAGGCATTCTCAAATTCTTTGATGTAGCACACCACATGAATGCCTTCACTCGCATTGAGTTTACACCTGATGACATTGTACGCTCATCATTGGTTAAAGATTACATTCTTGCCAAACTACAATATGAGGATGCAATGGACTAAGGCAATAGAGTTCGGACTCTAGTGAAAAATGTTGCAGCTGCACATATATAATAGTATAATCACTAATATCGTAAACACTATGTTCAAACTCTTTTCTTACCTATTATCCTTCTTTGAAGGCACCAGTTACCAATCACGCTTGGACAGATACCTTTCCAATCGTAGTGTAACTGATGCATCACAGCTAGAATACTATGTCAGAGAGTTTGAACGTAATCAACATAAGGCATATCTGTGAAAAACATTCTAAACACTATTTACAAAGCATTTGTAACCCTTGGTAGTTTCACTAAGGAATACCGAGAAACCAAATACGGTGCATACCGCACCGGCAAATAACCTATCGTCTAAGGAGATAAACCATGGCCAATTCTATTTTTACACCATTATATTTTGCAAACTACTTCGTTGACCAAGTACAAGATGCAAAGAACAAGATTGTTGACACATTCGTGTTTGATGACAAAATCAAAGCATCCATTAAAGACTTCGTTGAAGCACAACGTGACTTCACTAAGCAAGTAAACCGCACAACTAATGAAGTTGCTGAGTTGACTACAGTAACTCTCAAAGAAATGGCTGAGAAGACAGTCAAAGCCGCTAAGATTTAATTGTTATACATATGCTTTGGAGGATATCTGAAGCATATGAAAAAACTAGTAGCGCATCGTGCAAATAAACGATTTATGGATATAGCATTCAAATCACAATCGTGGCAACCAACTGAACGCAATGGATGGATTATAAAATTCTCCATTTTTAATGATGACAAGATATTGTTTGTGTTTCTCTCCAGATATACAGGCCAGACAGTTATCAGAGAGTTTGGTGATGAAGATGCCGCTGTGGACTATATCAACCTCATAACCGATTTAGATGCCGAAGAATGGCACGTACTATAATCAGGTATAAACCCGCTTCGGCGGGTTTTCTTTTTGGCCACTATATAATTGTACCGCAATAAAATTATGGTTAGTATATAATGTTACATTAGGAGGAAACATGAATGATAAGTTGAAAGAGATTGCCCTACATGCAGGTGGCAGTCATTACCCTGTTGTTGGTGGGGAAACACTAGAGAAATTTGCCCGTCTATTGATTGCCGAGTGCATTGATGCGGTAAAGAATACACCAACAACAGCCGCATTTACTACATTTGACAAAGCTGTGGTTGATAATACGATTGCAAATAGTGTCAAAGCCATTGAGCAGAGGTTTCTATGAAAATAGGCTTTACCTGTTCGGCATTTGATTTACTACATGCCGGTCACATTCTAATGCTCAAAGAGGCAAAGGCACAATGTGACCACCTGATTGTTGGGTTACAGACTGACCCAACCATTGACAGAGCAACTAAGAATAAACCTATCCAAAGCGTCTTGGAACGATACATCCAACTGTCCGCAGTAAAGTATGTGGATGAGATAGTGGTTTATGAAACAGAGCATGACCTGTTACAAATACTCAAGGCATACAATATTGATATTCGGGTATTAGGAGAAGAATATGAGAACAAGCCATTTACTGGCCATGACCTACGAATTGAAACACACTTCAATAAACGTACCCATAGTTTTTCCACTACCGAATTGAGAAACCGTGTCATTGACAGGTACAATGAGCAGGAGTATAAGAAATGATAGACCTCATAAATGCCTTTATGATGGGTGTATTTGCCACACTACTGTATCAAATTGTGAGAGAATTAGACCTCGTTGGTAATTTAATACAATTATTTAAAGATTGGTCTAATAATGAGCAAACAAGAAGATAAAGACAAACGAAGCAGCCGCATTCATGCCGATGAAACTGCTGTTAAGAAACAGGTTAAGATTGCTAAAGTGCATGGCATTGAGGTGAAAGAACCTCATAAGTTTGCCAAGCACCATGCGCTAGATTGCGGCAACCCTAATTGTCCAATGTGTGCTAGTCCACGTAGAATATACAAAGAGCCAACTATACAAGAGAAATCATTTCAACAAACTGAAAATTGGAATAAAGAGTGAATCATTATCAAAACTATAACATTAATGGCGATGTGTACCGAGACACCGAGGTCTATTCTGTTATAGATAACCTACAGTTGGATAAGCTTGTATTGTCTCAGGTCACCTTGCATAAGCATCAGGAGACTAGAGGCCATGTGCATGATGGCTGTGAAGAAGTATATTTCTTCCAGTTTGGCCAAGGTCATATGGTTATTGGTACTGAGTCTGAAACCGTAACTGCTGGTTCTATTGTATTGGTGCCAGATGGCCAGTTTCATAGAGTTATCAATACAGGCCTATCCGACCTTGTATTTCATACAGTTTACAACAAGACACAAAGCAGAACAGTATATGCAAAATAACCATTGGGGTGAACCGGATGATATCGAGCCAATGCCAGATTGGATGTTGGCTGAGACACACCGCAACCCGAACTACAGACCATCCAGAGGCAAGAGTTTAACCGAGATGATTGAAGATGCCTTGAAGAAACCTCCAGTACCAATTATCATACAGGAACCAAGAAATGATTAACTTTAAAACCTTTCTTAATGAACGTGTCCGAGTTGGCCGAGTACAACGCTTTGGCGCCAAGGCACATGATGAGTGGCGTAAGAACTTTGACCCAACAGGTACCAAAGAACGAATTAAGGACAATAGTGATGGTACAAAGGGCAATATCAATGTGCCGTTTGATAAATTACATCCTGATTGGAAACGAGAAAACCTTGCCGCAGGTAAGGCTGCAATGGATGCTAACAGAATACATCCAAAAGATACTGAAAAGGCTGCAGAGCATGTCCACAATGAGTGGATGAAACGTAATCCAAAGGGTGAACACAATGCCTCTCAGCATGTACCATATAACCAACTATCTGAACCTGAGAAAGAAAAAGATAGAGTCCATGTCCGAAGAATGCAGAGGATAAAGAATAGATGATTGAATTCAAAGATTTACAATCGGATGATCCGATTATTCAAGGAGAACTTGATATGCTAAAAGAACTAAACCCTGTATTCCTACGCATAGAAGAACTGCCGGATGATTATGAAATGACGCCTTACCATGACCATTGATTTCATTATTTTTATTGCAATAATAGTCGTTACCATTTGTGTAATAGCATGGGACAAGAACAAGTGATGCACCAGAAGATGAGTAATCCAACCAATATTCCAACACCTCAAACCTTCCACGTTGAGATGATGATAGACCCTGTACTATTTGAAAAGATAATGAGTGATGAGAAATACAAAGAGCATATCAAAGACAGGTTAGCCATTGATTTGGCCAAACATTTGCTTGAGAGTGCCCGTACCACATTCACCTATTCAGAGGACATTGATAGTGATAACTACTATGTCCGTGCGAAGATAATAGTATGAAACTAGATTTTTGTGCCGTTTGCGGTGTAACAACCGATTTACACCAACACCATATAGAACCAGTCATTATGACCGGTGTTAAAAGAAAAAAACTAAAAGGTTATGATCCGAATAAGAAGCTGAAAGAGTGTGAACCGACTGAAGTATTTGCTTGGTTATTTGACCAAGGCATTATATCCGATGATGGTGAGATAACCGTATGCTCATATCATCATCACCTGATCCACGGTATAGTTAAATTTCAATTAGCAGAACATCATAAGTTAATTAGAGAAGGCCAACAAAAGGCTCGAGCAAGAGGTGTAAAATTTGGTAGACCAACTAAACAAGATGACCAAACTATATTCAAAGTAAAAGAATTAAGAGAATCCGGTGTAGGTATTAAGAAAATTGCTAAAGAACTTAGCCTTGGTATAGGTACGGTCTATAGTATAATGGAAAAGACCAATGAACCAACCTTTGCGGACATGTATAAGGATCGGTATAATAATGGATGAAATATACCAACCAGACCACTGGCGTAGTATATCCAGACTAGTCTCCGACATTGCCTTGCCTATCTTTCCACATATAAAAGGGAAGAAACTAAAGTCGGAGATTATGTCCAACCTGTTCGAAACCCAATCGGCCAAGTATTTCAATTCAATTAATATACCAACCCAATCTGCTCAGAACGACCGAGAACCAGACCTATTATTCACCGACCATTCAGTTGAGATAAAGGTTTCTGGTATAGACCATCCATTCACCAAGAATGCTAAGTGGATGGGTGGTAAGTATAGTAAGAGAGAATGTGATTATATCTTTATCCTCTGGTACTACCAACAACCAACCGATAATTATATCATAGAAGAACCAGAATACCTGTCCTTTGCCATAATCCAATGCCATTCCACTATAGAGGACTGGAAGACAATAGACAACGATAAGAATAATTACTATGCCACCGTTATGTCCCTTGATAGAATCTATAGTAAACCACATAGAATACTGTTAGGGAATAAGGTGATAGATGATATAGTCCTTGAGAATACCTATGAAACCAAAAACATTCACATATAACGAAATAATAAAATTCTTCCTGGCCAATGGTCTGCCACTATCAGATAAACAAGTATATCTAATAGGGACAAAGGTAAAGGAAGAACTGGCCGCATTAGAGATATACCATATAGAGCAGAAGAAAAAGCGAGAGGCCAAGATGCTTAAAATGGTAAAAAGAAAAGAATCCAAACAAAAAAGTAAAACCTCTGTGGATAACTAGTGTATAACCTGTGTATAAGTAGGTAGTAACCGACCTGTAGTAAACCAGCGAGAATCCGTGACCAATGAGTGGCCAATATAAATTAAAAGAATGTCCGACCTGTAATAAAGAACACCGTAAACGTGGACTATTCTGCAGCCAATCGTGCTCTAATGTTGACCGACCTGTTACTGATAATATGCGAAGTGCTATGCGTAAGGTCGCCGTAGAGTATAATAGAACGCCTGAGGCCATCGCAAAACAGAAAATGATTGGTACCCCGTTGGCCAGTTTGACTATCGAAGATTTTGCCGTAGATATACCAGACCTGCCACCTGACCTCTCAGATTGGTCAGAGTATGATAAAGCGTCAGACTGGTAGTTGAAAACGAAAGTTCTCATTTTTCCATAGTAGCCAGCCGCCATGTCCACCCCAGCCGCTTTCGAATGGTACCATTATACCCGAAACCGCTGCTTTTGTCAACCCCCCCCACCGCTACGCCGTTGCAGGCATACAACAGCCAAATAACGCTTGACAATCCCACTGGTTCTGTTATACTTACAGGTGTTCCGTTGAAAAGTAAAGGTTTTGGATATGGGCTGGAATAAGAATGGTTCTACTGTAATGGCTGATTATCTTGGCCAAAAGGTTACTGGTATTGTTACTGAGA